TGGGGGTGGTCCGGGGCACCTGGCTGGCACCGAAGGAAGTAACGCGGCAAAGGGAGGGCCGAGGGAGGGGGATAGATGGGTAAAGGTTTGACCAACCATTGCCCTTCGGTTGGAAACGTAGATACATCAAGGCTTTGCATAGAGCGAGCCGGGAAATGGTATCCAATATGGTACCCTGGCACCCTCGAACCATGGCCTAGACCATCGAGTTAACTTGTGATAACTCCAATGATTACGCGGCTTTGTCGTTATATCCGCTTAAACGGATGAATGGTCCAGATGATATATCCGCGTAGACGGATTGATTCGGCAGATTTTGTGGGAAACGCGCCGGTCATCCTCCTCTTTCCCCATACAGTATTCCCATATTGTTTTCCCTAGCAGGTAACTCCCATATAGAGGTTGAAAGACAAGTATACCTATATATAGGGTAAGGTTCTCCTATGTATACCTGTTTTAAGGTTTTCCTAGATAGGTAGGGAGAAAGCCAGTATTTACGCGGTAATTCCACTTGATTGAAAATAATGTCAGACAAAGTTGTTGACACGGTGTCAGACATTCGATAAAGTAGAATTGCGGGAACAACTGAATAGAAGGCAAACGGAGGGGAAGGAAAGGCGAAAGGCCGAGATGAAACATAACTGGAGAGGGGCAAGTAGGAAGATCTCCAGACCGAGACGGGATGCAAAAGGATTGGACTCGACGGAGTAAACTGGCGCTACTAGCGGGAACAGAAGGAAAACGACAAGAAAAGCAGAGTTAACGCAGGCCAGAGCACGATTCGGGAACAACGGGGAAGATGTCTCCCTCCTGTCGAAAGGCGCGAAGCAACTTGATGAGTGAAGCGCCAAGGTAAACTGGTTAACCGCTTGAACTCTCCCCATGGACCTATTCATGGGGATTCTTGAGGCTGTTAACTTCAACAAACTAGAATGAAAGGAGGGCGCAACTATGAAGATCACAGAGCACAGGAAGCGAAAGACCGGCAAGGTCTATTGGGTATTCGATGCTGAAACAGAACACGAAAAGTTCTGGCTCCGTTCTGTCGGACTGAAACCATCGAAGTTTGGCAACAGCGACGGCACGAAGTTTTACGGCAATGACGCGGAGTTGAAAGACAGGGCAATCAGAGAGTTTACGGTAATTCCAGAAGTTAACACGGAACCGAACGATAACAGCGAGGGGGAAGAAATGAGCGCAGAAGAAATCAAAGAACTGTCCATGCAGGAGTTGAGGAAGCGGGGAGCCGAGAAAGCCAAGGCAGAAGGCAGGCCCACAACGGACTTGAGAACGAAGTGGAGCCGGGACCAGATAGCGGAATACCTCATGAACGGTACATGGGCAGAAGTTAACGCGGGTCCAGTGGCAATGCCTACGCCGGGAAGTGCTGGAGCAGATGCTTTCGGTCAGATGATGGCGATGATGATTTCTCCATACCTTAACCTTTTACCGGACCCCGATTTGATTGAGGACATCATCAAGGAAGAGATACAGAAGGCGGCGAAGGTTATCAAGGTTGAACTACCTACCGGCGAAGTCAAGGACATGGGGCGGCAACACTACCTGTTTGAAAAGCTGGTGAAGCTGGTAATGGCAAGGGAAAACTTCTCCCTTGTTGGACCGGCAGGGAGCGGCAAGACGCATGCAGTACACGCGGCGGCAGAGGCGAACGGCTTAAACTTCTACTGTATATCGGTGGGTCAGCAGACGACAAAAACTGATCTTATCGGCTTTATCGACGCAACGGGGAATTACCACAGGACACAGTTGCGGGACGCTATCGAACACGGCGGCGTTTTCCTCATGGACGAAGCGGACGCAGGGAACGCGAACACCATAACCATCATGAACGCTATGACTTCCAACGGCTTCGCGCCCTTCCCTGATGGCATGGTTGAAGTTAACGCCGACTTTGTATGTGTCATGGCAATGAACACCTATGGACGCGGGGCAGATCGGCAGTATGTAGGACGAAACAAGCTGGACGGAGCCACGCTGGACCGCTTCGCTGTTATCGACTTTGATTACGACGAAGAACTGGAGGTATTTCTTGCTGGTAATACCGAATGGGCAAAGACGGTACAGAGGTACAGGAAAGCGGCATGGGATACAAAACAGGAAATCATTATCTCCCCAAGGGCATCAATCAAAGGGGCAAAGCTACTAGCGGCAGGCTTTCCACGGCACGAAGTAGAGGAAATGGTTATCTGGAAAGGCGTTTCTCAAGACATCAGATCAAAGATCACGGCACATTGTTAACCGTCTGAAGGTTGGCCTTGAATCAAGACATTCAAGGCTTTCCTTGAAGCTGTTAACTTCACAAGAAAGGGAGGGAATGACCATGCTGAAACGAGTTGAACCCTACATCGAATTTAGGAACATGGACGAGTTATTGGCCTACACGGACACGGACGAATGGGAGAACAACGGGGGCTATAACGACTCAAGAACCAATGGCCGCCACTTCACCCTGACGGCAGATTGGGCTGAGGCGGCAAAGCTGGCAAGAACAGGCTGGCACGAAGGCGTAAAGGACATGAGCGACAAGCTGGAACGCATCGAAAACCATGTGAAGTATGAACCGGCGAATTACTATTGGGACGTTACAGGGCTTTCTTTCGACATTGGAACAGTCATGACGGGCGAGCCGGAGTGCTGGCTAGAGCAGGACATGGAGCCGCGCAAGAAAATGTTTAGGATTCACGTTAACCCTTCCTCAAACGGAGATACGACAGTCGAGCAACTGATGAACAGGGGAGCGGCAGTCGTGGCACTGGTGAATCTTCTCCAGAGCGACCCGAACAACATTGTTGAACTGGACATTTACCGAGTTAACAGTACAGGCACTTACGTTGTCCGCATGGGACTTGGCCCGATAGACCTTGATGCACTGGCTTTTTGCATGGCGCACCCCTCATACAACCGGCGTCTCATGTTTGCAATAACAGAGAAACAGGCGAAATTCCGATACAGCGGGAATTATGGAAGTTCTGTCGATGGAATGGAACACCAAACAGAAGCTATTTCCACGGACGAGGACGGCACAACAATCATCTACATTCCGAGAGGAATTGATGACGGAAACATGACGACCTTCAACACAATCGAAGGGTCCGCACAGTGGGTAAACAGAATGGCAAAAGAACTACTAGGAGGCAAAGACAATGACTAATGAAGTTAACGCACTACTGGCACAGATGGGAGGCTACCCTAACGAGGTAGCTTCCACCTTCCTTTACCGGAAAGGCAAGTTAATCAAGACCATCGAGAAGCAGGGACACGGCAACACGGTATCCCAAAACCTGACGGACCTTATCGCGGACGCGGTAGAAGCAAAGGCGGACGCGGTTATCTTCGCGCATAACCACCCTTCTGGAACGTCAAAACCATCGGCAGAAGATGAAATAGCGGCAATGCAGAAGAGGGACATTTTCGAGGGGCACGACATCGAGGTACTTGGTAACTACATCGTCACAGCGGCAGGACTTTTTGAGTATTGATTCCACCAACTAGAATGAAGTTAACACGCCACTTTGACTTCTGATCGAGCCGGGAAAGATTTTCCCGGCGCAACCAAGGGAGGCACATATCACATCGGAGAAACTTAAATCACAAGTTTGCATCAATGGGGATTGTTGGGAATGGTTGGGCGACATAGACCGTAGCGGTTACGGTCGCTTGTCTTTCCAAGGTAAAAATTGGGGCGCTCACAGATTGTCTTATGTCGTCCACAAGGGTCCAATACCGAAAGGACTTCTGGTTTGCCACAGTTGCGACAACAGAAAGTGCATAAACCCTGACCATCTGTTCCTTGGAACCCACCAAGACAACATGCAAGACGCCATATCAAAAGGACGCTCCAGACACAAGGAGTCAAAAAATCAAGGCACGAAAAACCGCAACAACAAACTCACAGAGGAACAAGTCCAACAAATCAGGAGCGAGTATATACCTTACCGCGTTACGGCCAATGATTTATCCAAAAAATACGGGGTGGGTCATCGGTATATACGGGACATTGTTCACGGCAGGAAGTGGAAACACACAGCAAATAAACAAATGGAGGATTAACACCATGACAGCACAATCAATCAACCAATCAGCAAGAAGCAAGGCGTGGGCTCCACCAAGTTATCCTTACCTGGGCGGCGGAAGCACAAGCGCAAAGATCGTACTGGAAGCAGAGAGAAGCGGAGTTTTTGCGGCAGAGGTCGCGTTTGCTGTTTTGGCACACAAGGACAGCAAGAAGCAGGTCTCTTTCCGTAAAACGTCCCTTGGGACCATCATCACGGCAAATGTAGGGGAGATGCCGGTCTCTATCCTTGCTGAAGAGTCAGAGCATTTCCCGAACATCAGGCACCGCAGAACAGGCGGCTTCTAATGGGGGTCCATCACTTGTGGTTCTTATTGTGGGCATACATGGGCCTTGAGGTTTTCTGGAAGCTACGGGACGAGCGGAGAAACAGCCGAGTTAACACGGTACGGGGACCAAGATCGTACCTTGGCAATGGACTTAACGAACGGAGAAATCCGTAAAACCATCAAAGAAAAGGAGAACGACATGAGCGACACAGTAAAAGGAAACGCAGAAGCAGGGGCAAAGATCATTGGTCTGGCACTGGAAAGCCCCGAACAGGCAATGAAGATCATCAAGGGCTATATCGACTTGGTGAAGAAGGTCGAGATTACCTGCTCGATAATTAGCAACCTGATCGACCATGGAGACACGGACGCGGCAAAGAAAGGTCTCAAGCTCATGGGAGAAGGCATTGTTGGTGGCTCCATCATGCTTCTCATGGAATCAACAAAGAGGGTGCCGGAAGAAGAAATCGAAAGAGTCATGGCCGAAGCAGGTATTACGCCGGATGAAGCGTCGAAAGACACCCCGACGCCGAACGTCAAGATGGCCGGTAACGCATAGGATTGAAAGCTGATCGAAGGGCCATGTTAACGCATGGCCTTTTCATTGAGCAGTCAATCACACCAAGAAAAAGGGGGCGCTACATGACCATCAACTACTACTCGCATTGCGGAGAAATGTGGACAGACGTTTGTAGCGAGGCAATGACCGACCATTGCCCGAAGTGTTACCAGACCGTTGAACCCTACTACACAGAGAAAATGGAGGTGGACTAATGGAAGACATGGAGAAGAAGGCGAGGCATTTTGCGGAGACAGCAAAGAGTTTTATCGAGCAGGGGCAGGAAGTAGCACCGGCCTTGATTCTGGAGGTTGCAGGGGAGCCGCACATCACCACCCTGCAAATGTCAGGCGATGAAGACAAGGCATTTCTGGAGGTTGCCATACCGAAGGCAATCAAGGCATTGAAGGCAGACACGGCTTACATGGTCACGGACGGTTGGAGAAAAGACCCGAACGACCAGGGCAAGCGGATTGGAGAGGTTATCACGGTTATGGGTGCATGCCCACTTGGGCAGATCATGGCGTACATCGAGTACGACAGGGACGCCGAAGGCAAGCCGGTATTCGGGGAGACGCAAGTTACCACCAGCGGACCCAACAACGTGATCTATTCGCGGTTCTTCGACGGAGCGTTCGTTGAGCAGAGACAGGAAGGGAGGGCATAAGCCATGAAAAACCACGAAGTCACTGTCGGGGCGAGCTTTTATTCAGTCAGGGAAGATGAGTTGCTGAAAAACGCCAAGTCATGCAAGTGCGATAACTACAAGTGCTTCAAATGTCAGTGTCGCAAACAGGCAATACGGGCTGGACTTATAACGAAGCAAGAGGAAGAGGATTTTCTTTTTGGTGAGGACGAATAAAGCGACAAGGAGGGTATAAACCATGGCAACACCGACAGTAATTCAAGAGATCATCACACAGATGGGCGGCATGGGGTTAAGAGGGGCACCGGTATACTGCGGAACGCGACAGGTCAGTTACCAATGCAAGAACGGCAGGGGCAACAGCAAGGTTTTAGACTGCGGCCTTGTCGAGTATGACACTGGGGTATCCCTCAAGGTCAACGGCAAGCGGGGCAAGCAATGGACCATCATCGTATCCCTTGAGTGTTCTGACACCTACACCATTTACCTTTTACAGTTAGCTTCACCGAAGAAACGCGGCAAGGGCATCATCGGGGAGATACTGGATACCAGAGAGGATATTTACTGCGACCAACTACAGGAAGTGGTTGAACGAGTTTACGACGAAGCTATCAAGAAGCACAACGGCGGGTTTATCAATATTTGACTTCTGATCGGCGGGCTAACTCCGGTTGACCCGCTTCTTGAGCAGTCAAACCAACAAGAGGGGGGAGAACTATGACGCCACACCAAATTCAAGAGGCATTGAATCGTCCACCTGTTTTCGGAGATGTTGACCAGATCAAAGCAATCAAGATGTTGCGAGCACAAGAAGCGGAGAACGAAGGTAAAACCGAGTACACGGTTACAGTAGAGATTTCACTAGATGAGACTGTGACGGTTTGGGCAAGCGATGAGGACGAGGCGAAAGAAAAAGCCAGAGACTTGATAGATATTGACGACGCAGATATTTATTTTCGCGTCAAAGAGAAAAATAAAGGAGGACGTTAACATGAGCAAGCACACAGCAGGGCCATGGAAAATCGGAACCGTAGGTATCGGAACACTGGAAATAGTGCCAGTATCGGACACGCGTGGGCCGAAGCAAGAGGGGTTGCCAGTCGCCACCGTTCACAACTGTCACAACGGGGCTATCCGAGAAGATGCGAACTTGATCGCCGCCGCACCGGAGTTGCTGGAAGTGGTTGAACTTTGCATGCACTTCATGAAGCACCACCGAGTCACAGAAAAAGAAAACATGAGATACGAGAAGGCACTGGCGGCAATCGCCAAGGTGAAAGGAGAGCAGTCATGAAATGGAAAACAGGTACTTGGGGAAAATTTATCGCGGTTCTTGACGAGAGCGACGGAGTTGTTGCGGTAACTGGTTCAGTCGGGTGCGACAACGAGCAAAAGGAAATTGACAACGCGAAGCTGATCGCGGCGGCACCGGAGATGCTGGCTTTCATAAAGAACATTCGTGACAACTACGACTGCGACCAGGACGCACATAAATACCAATGTGGCTGTGGTTGCCGATGTTGTGAAGCGGCGAAAATCTTGAGTGAGTTAGGTATTACTGAGTGACCACTGAAACCAAGGCCGGAGGGAAACTTCCGGCCCACCTTTGAGTTGTCAGTCACTATCAGAAAGGAGAGTTAACACCATGAGCATTTTCGACAGGCACGACCAATGGATGAGTACGCCACCAGACGATGAGGGACCATGCGAAGTATGCGGGTTCGATGTGAGTATGTGCATTTGCGAAGAGTGCAAAACTTGTGGAGTAATCGGCAGACCCGAATGTTACGCAGAGGGGCATGACGTTACCCACCCGATGAAACGGATATTCCCTGACTATGATGGGCCATACAACATGGGCCGGTCCATCTACAAGCACACCGACTGCGGCCCTTGGGTTGCGTTCGTTGCCAGTGAATACGTTTACGACCCTCACCTTGACAGAGAAACGTACCGTGAAGTCTATTACGAGGAAGCACCGAAAACATGGTTGGAGCTTGGACCGATAAGGGCAATCAAGGTTGGGTCCATTGTTGAGGGTTCCGACGCAGAGATAGGACCGCATTATGTGACGGTTCTATCTCCCGACACTTTGAACAAGCGATTTCATGAGGCAGTAAGACAAGTTAACGCCGAGGCTTGTGAAGCATGGCACGAAGCGAATGACGAGGAAGGGGAGGAAGATTAATGGAACACCTAAAACTCGCACTCCCAGGAATTGCTTTACTGATCTGGTTCGGTGCAATATTCTACGCTGGAGCAAAGGAGGATTGATTATGATAAAAAACGTGAGAATCACTTTGAGGGTGGACAAGGTAATGATGGAACAGGTGTGTTCATTGGCAGAAGAGCGGGGCCAAAAGGAAAGCGAATGTCTCCGCGATCTGATCGAAGCTGGCTTGATGATGTTGGGAGGAAGCAAAGCGGCATAAAGCAAAAGCCCGGTAGGAGTAATCCCGCCGGGCCTTTTCTGTTTCTGTATGTTAACGCAAACCTTACTCGATCTTGAGCCTGGTGCGGAAAGCCAACCTCTTCGACGCCTTGATGTTGATAGGCTCCTGTGTCGCCGGATTGCGCCCCACCTTCGCCGCAGTTTCTTTCAGATAGAAGGTGCCAAAACCCCTGACCTCCACCGCCCCGCCCCGCTTGACCTCTTCGGAAATCTCTTCAAAGACTGCCTCAACAGCCGCCCTTGCGAGCTTCTCCGTTATTCCAACCGCCATGACTGCCTTTACCAACTCTGCTTTTCCCATGATTTATCCCTCCGTGAATGTCCGTTTCGTATTTCTGTTTCTAGCCACATTTCCAAATCTGCTATTTCATGCGAAATCACCCCCTCGGATTGCCCTACCCATAGAACTGACCTAGCCTTGGCCCCCAAAACGTCTCCAGCGTCACGTTGGGTACTGTTTACACCATATTTTGTGCTTCATTATTACCACAACAAACAAAGTGATTTAACTTCTATCAACTTTGCTGAAGGTTGTCAACCAGAAAAGTGCAGGCTCCACCGCAAAAGAATCAACCTGGGTACCTGGGAACGTCTCTTCGACAGCAGACAATAATTCCCTCGCCCCCGGTGATAACCCACCTACCAGTGGCGAGCCCTTCCCTTCCAGCAGTTCTACTCCCTCCTTGAAACCCTTGGCAGAAAACCCTTTCTCCTGGTAATGCTTCACCCATTTTGTCGTACCACAGAGATAGCCCTTCCATTCGCGGCCATCGTCGAGCACCTGGATAACCTCGGCCACAACCTCCTTACCTTCGCACAGCTTCACGACCTCACCGATTGTTGAACCATCGAAAGTGCTCAACGGTATGCCGTCCCACTGTCCGGTATCGGTGTTGCGGAACCGGAACGAGATTGATTGTTCCATGTTAACATCCCCCCTTTCTTTTTCTCTGGTCGAATGGTGTGCCGTCTGAGCCATACCCTTGCACAATTTCTATTTCGTCGTGTTGAAACCCGTCATTAGGCATAAAATATAGTCCTTCTTTAAGGTTCAAATGGTCTATCACAAAGCACTCCCCACCCTTGAAAGGTTGGACACTTTTGACAAATTTATACATGAAATGTTTTTTCCGTCGCGCTCCGGTGAAATGGTAAACCTTAAGCGTGTCTCCCGGCATTATTTCTCTGCCATTTTTGTCTGTTGTTGCCATTGTTTCCTCCCTCCTAGAATGGTGCCTCTTCGTCCTCTTCCATCTGTGCCGTCTTGAAATAAACCTTCGGCGTCATGTACTGGCGCTCAAGGTATTGCAACGATGGACCATCAAACCACATTGCGTATTTGCCTTCTACATCCTCCACGTTACGGCTCTTGTCGATAAGGAGCACCGCGTCCGGCTCTTGCGTGATCTGCTCGATGGTCTTACCCTTCAATTCGACCGGCTCGCCATTGGCAAGCGACTTCATGATTGCTTCCTTGGCCTTGTTCCTCCACACGGAGAAGCAGTTGAAAACAAGGTCACTGATCGCTCCAGTACCCTTGACATCCAGCTTGCCCACTGGAGTTAACTCGTTGTCACCCTTCCGCGCGTGGGCTACCAGGTGGATATGCGCTCCAGTTCTGGCGGCGAAGTCGCAAAGCCTTTCGATAAAAGCCTTCTGCGCCTTGTAATCATCCTCCGCTATCCCGCACTTCATCAGACTGTCGATGACGAATTGCTTGATACCATGGCGTCGGTACGCGAACTCAAAGACCTCAAAGATCCGGTCAACCTTCCCGGTGCCAACCAGATGGAAGAGCCAAATCTTACCGGTCATCCACTCCATGCACTGAGCTATCGTTTCCTGCGACGGGTGCCGCTGTCCGGTTGCCTGTCTCACTTTGCGATAGAGCGTCTTCCGTGGGTGCATCTCGAAGGAAGCGACACAACACTTCTCGTCCTGGTCGATAGCGGCCAAGTCAACGTGGCTCAGAAGTACGGACTTTCCGTGAGAGTTAACGCCGGTATAAAGCGAGACCTCACCTCGCAGGAAACGGAATGGCACCTTCTCCCATGGCATATCAAAGCCGGGCAACTTCCCCCCTGATGGGTAAAACTCCGCGATAACCTCGTCGGTGTAGGCATTGGCCGGTCGCAGTTCCTCCGGTTCTATAACTCTTGCGTTGGCAAAACAGGCGTCGATTTCCTCCTTGCTAACACCGTCTTGGAGGCACTGGTTTGCGTCCTTGCGCGGTAACGTAACGATCTTGCATCGGTGTATACCGAGCCTTTGGACGAGTTCTTCGGTAGCCGCTTGTCCCTCCGCATCTGCGTCGAGACAGAGATAAATTGTCTCGTATGCTTCCAGATGCTCCCAATCGGTATCGACCCATTGTTGCTTGTCACCCTTACCGCCGCCAAATGGTACAGACACGGACTTACGCCCATAAACGGATAAAGAAACTGCATCAATTTCCCCCTCGCATATCGTGATTTCCCTCGAAGCAGGGTCTATCGCATGCCACCCGAAACAGGTAGGCTCGCATCCCGGCTCAACCAGGGTGAACTTCTTGCCTTCTTTCCTCTGGAGATGGAGATATTTCACTCCAAACAACTCCTTGTCACGGAAGAACGGAAAGACAATCCACGGACCCTTTGCCGCTTCCTGCCGCTTCCACGATTCCCATGGGCCAACCTTCCCCACCTCTCCAATCCGGTAAAGGGCGATAGCTTCCGGTGTTAACTTCCGCTCTTCGACCAGATACTTCATCACCGCCGACCCCTCTTTCGCCTTGGTTGCATCCTTCGGCGGGTCCGGTTTCCTGTAGGTCTTTTTCCCTGGCGTCACAAACTCAGGCTCCTTGATACCCAGGAACCGCTTGATCTCTGCCAATGCGTCCTTGTTGGCGTCATACCCTTTGACAATCCGCCACAAATCGAGAAGGTCTCCCGATTGGCCTGATGCAAAGTCGCTCCACACTCCGATCTTGGCTCCGGTGACACAGACCTTACACGACTGTCCAGCCTCGCCACCTATGGAACCCACCGTCCACTCGCGGCCATGCAGTCTGCCGTTTGGCAAAAGGTGTCTGGCTATTTCCTCGGCCCGATCCTTCATCATCTGCACAATCTCACCTACGCTCATCGTTCCCATCAAACCACCCCCGCAAAGATTCCGGTTTTCCATGTTCCCTTGTTCTGCTCTATTCCTGATGCTTCTTCATCTTCCCATCTCCTGCCACTCAACCATCCCTGCGCCATCTTCGGAGTCTTGCCATTGGCGATCAAGTCAGGGCGTCTCTCGCACTCTGCCTTCGCCGCCGACACGATCTGCTCGACAATGGCATCGGTCAGTGTCGGTATCTCAAGCCAGGCGTCTGCCGCTTCTGCTTTCCCCGACTTGTACCCGAACGCTATCCAGAACCGCTCAAAGGTTTCAAGCCTCTTACCTGCCAGCTTCTTCTTTTTCCTCGTCAGGTAAAATTTCCCGCCCGCTTCATCGCCAGATGGAGAAGAGGTTTTTACTTCTTTTTCTTCTTCTTTTTCTTCTTCTTCTTGTTCTAGTGCCGTTTTCAGTTTAATCTTCGGTTTTTCTTCGGTTTCGTCTTCGGTTTCGCTTCCTTGGTAAAACTCATAATTTGTTATTGTAATCAGGGTACTTACGGCAATATTTTTCAGTTCCGTTTCAAGGCTAATTTGTCCATCACTTATTAGCTCTTTCAAGAAGCGTCGTACTTTGTTTTTGCTCCATCTCCACCTTTCAGCTAAAGAATCTTGTGACACACCAACTTGACCGCGTTGCACGTTTATTTTGATACCTCTGCGCCGAACAACCCCATTGCCATGATTAGCAAGCAGGATAAGATCCACCCATGCTTGCGCCCTTGTGAACGGCTCCGATAACCACAGATCGTTTGTGACAATCTGTCTGTGAAGTTTCACCCACCCGTCAGCCATTTCAACACCCCCGGAAATCCTAGCCAGCCATTGTTAACAAAGCATCTCTGACCCATTTATCAATGGTGGTTCCCTTGGGAATTGCCTGTCTGATTCTCTCCGCTTCGTCTGCGTTAACGCGACAAGATATGACGGTGTATCTGACCTCTGGTTTCCGAGCTTGCTTGTCAAGATTTGATGAGGTTTTGAGATTTTTAGGGGTCATTGCCTGGCTCCTTTTCTCTTTTTGACAAGTACCTGTTCCTCCCTTTGTTTAAGAGCCTGCTTGATAAACATATTGGTCTCCATTGAAGCTGAAAAGCTGGCCCCCAAAAGGTTACATATATCCATAAGAACAAGCCCACAGTCTCCAGCTTCGGCTATAATCTCCTTCTTTTGGCCCCTCACCATTGCCTCGCTCAACTCCCCAAATTCCTCGCCCAATTTTCTGATCCTACCCGGTAGGTCTCTTGGGAACTCACTGTCGCACCACTCTTTGACCTTCTTTTCCAATATCTTCATTGCACTTATCCTTATAGGTTGATTCCCCGGTGCAACACCATAATGCTACACCGGGGGGTGCGTTATGCCGCATATCCTCTACGAGAAATCCAGCTCGCTTTCCCACTGGTAGGGAAGCTGTCATTCACGCCATAATCGGCTACCAATTTCTTGAAATAGGAGTAGTTAACTCCAGCCACAAAGGCCGCGTCTTTCATGTTGTACCCATCTTTTGCAAGTTGAACGATGTCATCTTTTGTAAGACAGATAGACCGACCAGTTTTCTTGTTAGAGAACCAATGCCCCATACCCAAATTCTTGACGACACGGCGGAAATGATCTTCTCCTACGCCCAACTTCTTTGCCGCCGCGCGTTTGTTCGGGGCAGAGATAGCAACTGCTACAATCTGGTCATAGGTTAGTCCACAAGTGATTGTCCGGTAATCAGACTCAGTACGGCACATCGTCATCAGGGCTCCCCGCGCCGGTATCACTGTTGCCCACGGCTCCATCGTCCTCACCTATTTCGTAGACGGTAAAGAAAGGGTATTCCGTGGTCTTCTTGCCCTCTCCCGGTACCACCCTGGTCTCGTAGGTGGCTTCCCTGACCAGGATCATGTCACCCTTCTTGTAGTTCTCTGCGATATGCTCGGCCAAGTCTTCCCATGCCTTGCAACTCATAAATACTGCTGGCTTATCCGGTCCCTTCGACCTTGCTACGCGGAACTCACACGTTGCCTTTCCTCCCCGCGTGGTATCCAGTGTCGGGTCTTTTACCAAGCGCCCCTTAAAAAAAACATTATGCGTTCGTGCCATTGATAAAACCTCTCTCTCATTCTGTTGATAAACCTGACGGTCCAGGTTGTGTTTTGCTTCTGCATTAACGCCAGCAATCGTGACAAGTCCGCTACCGATTGGGCGTAAATATCCCGGTCCTCGATCAACCTTCTTCGCTCCAGGATTAACCTCGCGCACATGACAACGAACCGGCTGTCACCATTGAGACCTCTTTGGTCCGCCTCTTTGAATATCGAATTGACCCACTTGTCACTTCTGATCGCCTTGCTGATTGCCCCTCGCGCCTCCCACAGCATGTCGTCAACCTTCTCTTTACCCATCCAGATTGACCTCCTTTTTGGCTTGCCATACATGGCAGGGTTTCCCTGAGTTCGGATTGATCTTTGTGCCGGACATAATGATCTTCCCGTCCCTCTTCAACTCCGTTAACCTGGGCGAAACCCAATGCTCATCCCACTTGAGCTTTGCGGCTAACTCGAACTTGGTAGCTGGACCCTCGGCAAGAAGAAGGTCGTGGACAATTTCCCGGTTCTTGGATGTGTCGCCCGGTGCTTTTCTGAAATCCATCACCTTCTGGTCAGGGTCTTGTGGCGGGCCATGCGTGACCCGGTAGGAAACCGCTTCCTCTATAAACTTGGAGACCTTGAGCCCGGCCAATGACGCGGCCTTGCTCACCTTGTCGTAAAACTCATCACTGACACGCGCACCTAATGTTGCCATTGCGTTAACTCTACTTTCTGTGAATTAAAAAACGCCCCCCGGTCGGAGGATCTTTCCTTTCATGGGCCTGCCAGAAAGCCGCCTGCTATCTATTGCAGGTTTTGACTATTGGATTTTTTATTTGTTGTCACACAAAATATAATCACTCTGGCACCGGGGGGCAAACTTGGTTGTTGTTTAAATTCTACTTTGTTGATTCATCAGGCGTAAAAAGAGACTCACCGCCCACTGTCTCAGGTTCTTGGCCTGCCGACACTTCTGCCACTTCCTCTGGAGTTAACGGGATTTCCCCGGTATCGGGCACCTGGGAGAACTCAACATCAATACTTCCGTTCTCTGCGGCACCAAGGTTGAGCCTTGCCACCGCTCCGTCCTGCTCGCTGACAATCCGCTGATCGTCAACCGACATGGGAAGATATGCAAAGTTAGCGCGTACAATGGTCTTCTTACACATCGCCTCGAAGTCTGTGACCCAAGGTCCGAAGTCCTTCGCTTTGCTCCGGTCCTTGTGTTTGAGTATTTCGTGCATGGACATTGGGAAAACGTCACTCCCACCATCACGATACTGAACAAACAGATAGCCCATGATCGGCTTGCCGGGTTCAGTAAACTTCTCGTCCTTCCGCATGTACCACGGTGTATGGGAATACTTGTCACCATCGTTGGTGAACTCAAGGTTGAACAGATCGTTCTCGTAGACAAGACGAGCTTTAGGCACACCAACAACCTCATTGGACCGGCGCACCATGTCGAGCATACCCTTGTATCCAATAATGAACTGTGTCTCCACGACACCCTTATTCTTGAAAGGGAGAAGGTATGCGTGACCAGTTGGGCCAAGCTCAAGGCCAAGTTGTGTTGCGGTCATGAGAGCGCCCAGGAAAGACTCGGGAGTTGACTGCGCCAGGAGAGGCGTCTTTCTGATCTCCGTTAACGCCAGACGCGCCATTTTATCAGGGTCAATGTTGTTCCCTGCCGCTCTCGCCAGTTGTGGGACCATAGCATTGATCTGATCTGCCAAGGTTTTCGGTTTCTGTGCCGGGACGTTTGACCCTGCTCCGCTCTGTCCTGCCGCCAGTTTCTTTGTTACCGATGCTTGTGTTCCTACGTTTGCCATGTGTTGATTCTCCTTTTACTCGTTGATTAAAATGGTTATATTCTGCCCTGGTTTAAGATCGTGCTCGAAAGCCTCGACCGTTAACTCGATATGATTTCCCGCAACGGTGTCCACTGACGATAGGCGGCGAAGGTAGGTCTTGAATCCTATTGGTCGTGGTGGTGCCGGTGGCGGTTCGGGGATATAGCGGACGCCATTGACTATTACGGTCGGCTGTTCCTGGGTGTCGTCCGTCACGGCAGTTCGAGGTGGAGTTGGGTTCAGTCTTGGCATAGTTACCGCAAAGTATTTCTTTGACTCCCTCACCACAAGGTTGAGCTTGATGAGTTTCTTGCAAGCCGCAGATATTTTTTGAGCCCTTGCGTTGCCCTCCTTGTTGTCTTTCAACTCTTCGGCCAATAACTCCACCAACTCACTATTGCCGATTGGTCCGAAAGTCCGAATCGCCTCCAAGGTCTTCTTTGCAAAATCAGTCATGCCTGTCATTTTATCGTCAACCTCCTTTGCATGGAATCGACAAGGTATCCCTCGTAAAGCTCCGGCTGTTCCTCTTTGAATGAACCACTATCAAACCTCAAAGTTGGAACTTTCTTTCTACTTAGTTGAACATCACCACACAAAAATAGCTCACAATCCGGGTCAGCAACCTCCATGATCTGATTCAGCTCGTCCTTGAGTTTTTTCAGTTCCTTCTCCGGTTCCTTGATGGAAGCGTTCAACTCTTTGACCCTCTGGACCTTCGGGAGAAGTTCGTCTGGCAGGATGATCTTCGGCGGGTCCGGCTTGAACTCCAAGCCAACGATCCTGCCATCTTCCGTCATTGCCGGTGGCGTCCTCGCCTCCACCAGTTTCCAGAACTGTTCCTCGTACCCGAACAGATACCTCTCAAGCTCCAGATCCCGCGTTAACTTCCTCCAGGCGAAGTCATTACCGCCGATCAGGACGGCCAGATACCAGACCGGAAAGCCTGTCACCATCATGTAGTGCGAGCATTGAACCAGATATTCCTCCGGAGTCTGGTCGCCATCCCACTCCTTCGCCTTGTACTGGCTTGCCTGTTTGCACTCCAGGCCGACCTTCCCATGCTCAGGATCTACCACCTCCCTGTCAATGTTCGCCAGCATCCATGGATATTTCGGGTGCTGGAGAATGTAGTTGCAATTCCTGACCTTAAATCCTGTCTCCCTGGCAAACTCGTCCGCAATCAGCGGCTCCATGCGTTTGCCCCAATACTGGAAGCGGTTTTCTTCCTCGCTCGGTGCTTGATTGGATACCTTGTCCAGATATACCGTCAAGGGGTTCCCCCACCGCGACAGTCCGCAGATTGCGGCGGCATCAGAGCCGCCTATCCCCATCTGCCGATACCGCAACCAATCTTCCCTGCTCATTCCTACGGTGCTTACCAGTTTTTTTGCCTTCAAGGCTTTTTTACCCCCAATCTTTTGTGACACTCAGATATAACTGCCGTCTCTTCTTCGATCCTCGCCTCCGCTTCTCCGATCCTCGCCAGCAGTTGGTCGCTGGTCAAGCCATCAAGAAAGGGGGCAGATGCCCCATACTCACCACACTCAGTCGCCGCGAAATTTGTTGCCCCTGCCACCATAAAACCCCCTGTGTGCGTCAGTTATCACCCCTAAAGGGTGCGATTACCATAACTTAATGAGCCAATATCACAGCAGTATTTAATTTTCTGCATGTCAAATAAATGACTTAATATATCAATATTACAAGACAATGTTCCAACAACTTCATTGAAGCAAACATTCAACGTGAACGCATCATACGAAACGACATAAGGGTTTGTCAACACAAAATTGCCAAGAAATATAAATGTTAACTTAGTATCTCCTAATGATATTGTGGATCATTAGCGCCTAATTCACAATTAACATCAAATTGTGTTGACACTTCCATTCAATGTAGTATAAAACCAATTATGGGACGCAATGATGTTATTCATATTTAAATATAGGTAAGGAAAGTGAGGGGTTATGTATCGGAAAGAATTGAAAAAGGATTTCTTCAAAATGATGAACGCTCGGCTTGTTGCCGAAGGCTGGGATACGGTTACGCAGTTCACGCAGAAGTCCAAGGTGCCGTACACTGTAGAGACGGTTCGCCGGGGATTTGTTGATTGTGGCGTTAAACAGCTCTCAGCCGACACCCTTGCGGTCATCCTCCGGTACCTCAACTATTCTCGCGGCGAAATAAAGGAAATACTCGAAACGTATACCGATGATACTGAGATGACGAAGCTGATCGGTGACGATGCTTCATCGACCCTTACTGCGGATCAGGCGGCATGGGTGGAGATATTTAATAAGCTGGAAGCTGGAAGACCAGGACTTGCGGCTCAAATGGTGGGACAGATAGAACTCGCCGCGAAGTTGGCAAATATCGACATTACGGAAGAAGCGAAGGTTATTGGCCGTAAAGGCGGCAAGAAGGGAGGACACTAATGTCAGTTTACAAGCGAAGGTTGTGCGGTGCATGCGGTAAAGAGTATCACGATCAAACAGTAGCGAAGAAAGGGGGGAAGGAAACTCCGCCCCTCTGCTCTTGCGGTGCGGAAACAAGGTACCTTGCAAAGTGGTGTGTCTGTGTGAAGTTACCCGGCAAGGACGGGGTGATGAAACCGCACAAAAAATCAGTAGGGACCAAGGAAGAGGCGAAGGCATACGAGGCTTCCTTGATAGATCGAAAAAGCAAGGGAGAGGTTTTTTCTAAGCCCAAGGACACAACATACTTGCATGCCGCAAAAATATTTCTTGATTGGGTGGACGAGCGGGAGGCGGAAGGGAAACTCGCCCCAGGATCAGCAAGCTCGTATCGCTATCGCACAAGGGTTCACCTGACCCCATTCTTTACGGGGAAAGACATTCGCAACATCGAGTGGGAAGACGTTGACGAGTACAAGCAGTACCGCAGAACACAGATTATCGAGGAAGGAAGGGGCAAAGGGGGCTACCCAACAAACGCCACGATCAACCGAGAGATTGCCACACTGAAACGCATGATGTCCATTGCGGTACAGAAACGCATCATCAAGCACTCGCTCCTGGTGGACTATGAGCTTCTCAGGGAGGATAACGAGCGCGAGAGGTACCTGACCCATACCGAGATAGACAAACTGCTCGCGGAGTGCTCCAGGAGGCGGATGAGCGTGTTAACATCCGAAAAAGAAATAGCTGTCTACCCTGCCCATCTCAGGATCGCAGCTATCTTGGGATTGAACACTGGTCTTCGTATCGACGGAGTGCTTACCTTGCGGTGGGAAGAGATTGATTGGGACCGGAACGAGATCGTCAAAATGGTGAAGCATCACCGGGACGGTGCGGCAAAGCCGGTGCGCATTCCCATGACGCCGACACTCCGAGACGAGTTAAAGAAGTGGAAGGCGAGATCCAATGTTGTTCGCGCAAAGGGATACGTTATACCGAGTCCCAAGAAGCCTGGAGATCATATCAAGATCACGTCAAACTTCGGGCTCCAGAGAGCACTCGCGGCGGTCGGCATCGAAGACTTCACCTTCCATGACTTCCGGCACACGTTCTGTACCCTCTTCCTCGAAGCGTTCCCGGATAAGATCGAAGTGCTCCGAAAAATAGTTGGACACTCTTCGTCATACATGACTCGCCGATATGCCCATATTACCGAGAGATCTACCCATGCGGCCATGGCAGACTTCACTATCGGCGGGCAATAATCATGGTATCCATGGTACCTTTTTGGTACCCGTTGTAAGTTGACGTTATTATTCAACTTTGTTGATAAACTCACATAACACACCGATATTATTGAGGAAAGCAAAATCTTCAACAATATCGGTGTTTTACGTTCTACTTTGTGGATTTTTGATTTCGGGTAAGAAAAAACCCCCTGTATTATCAGTGGGTTAGATGGAGGCGGCGAGCGGATTTGAACCGCTGAATAAAGGTTTTGCAGTTCTTTTCCTTTACGCTGTAACATTCCGTAATGTTTGAGCTTTTAAGTTAACTCAATGTCAAAATGGTACATTTTTGGTACTCGACGTAAGTTGTTGGTTTTCTTCAACTTTGTAGAATTGGAATCCTTTGATCGACAAACTGCTTGTCATGTGGCCGGGTGCATCGAGAGCAATCTTTGATCCCCGCAGGCATCATCACGAAGTCACCGCCGCAGTCGGTGTAGTAAAGTGGGCAAAAGCAAAATTCGCAGATGATGTCTCCCTCGATGTCGTGACACTTGTAACAGATCGCGCCAGGCTCAAGGTGGCCGTTTAACCTCATGCTCTCCCCTTTGTTTTTTCCCAGGAACGATACCCTCCGAGACCAAGCAAAGATCCGCCCAGGGTCATCAGGATCTCCGTAGGAAGGTTTGGAAGGGGCTTGATAAGGGGTGTGTAGCCAAACACCACACAAAACGTCTCCACGGTCCAAGGAAGAAGCGGCTGGAGTAGAAATGAATAGAACAGTCCGAGCACACACATCCAGATTGCGGCAGGGCGTCCATAGCTTCTGAACCTGTCGGTGCTCTGTGCATCCAAGGTATTGAGATTGATCTGACCAGCCGCCAGTTGGGATTCATACTGAGCCGCCGCCTGGTTTGCCGCCTGCTCCATTGCGAGAAGCTGAAGCTGGATCTGTGTCTTCTGTTCCGGCGTTAACTCAGGGCCGACAATCGCTTCCCTGATACCCTTCGCCATTGAACCGATACCCTCGGCAACACCCTTGATACCACCCGCGAAAAGAGATCCAATAATATCCATGACAACTCCTTAAACCGTGGACTCAAAAACTCGCTTGAGCCAACCACGGAAATACTTTTCCTGCTTCGGGTTGTTCTTCACGATACCCATATATCTGACAAACTGGAGACCGTTGAGCGCCTTGTAATATGCTGGCAAGGACTTGTGAAAGTTGATTGCCGTGACGGACGCAGAACCGATCTTACCATCAACAGCTATGTCCGGCTCTGGATAGTTGGTGAGGTTAACAGCCTCCTGCGCTATTTTCGCCGCAGTCACAGCACCGCAGTTGACGGCAGTATCAAAAATCTCTTCCGCTATGGTCTGGTTCCGTATCTCGGAAAGACGGAGGAATCCCCAAAAATCTTTCTGGTAAATATCCGCCGCTTCACTTAACGTCAGATTTTTTATATCGACGTGGGGATACGATCTTTTGCAGATCCCGAACTTCGTCTCGCCTCCAGCGTCATCGGGGTCGTTAACATATCCGCCTTCGACACCAAATAACTTTGTCAATGCCTGCTTTATTTCTGCCATTACTCTATGCTCCTTCCGGCATCCATGGGTTGCATACCTTGGTGGGTGATGTGGGGGCATGATTGCCGCCATGCCTTTCCTGGCAAATAGCCTCTACCCGTTCCGTCCTTGCTTCTTGCGCCGCCACCCTGTCGTTGAGGTCGTCTGTTTTTTGGAACAGCCTATCGGTTATCTTGCTTAGACTGTCTGCAACATCACCAATTCGCTTTTCCATAGATGCCAGGGATGACGCCACCGTTCCCTGGCCCTGCTTATAAATGTAGACCAGAGCGCCAGAAAATGAGCCGCCGATCAGAAGTATGCAGGCAGATAACCAGGCTATGACTTTTTCCAAGAGTGCGACGTACAGTTCCGGGGTCATTGTAGTTTGGGGCATTTGCTCTCCTTGAAATAAAACGAGACCCGGACCTACAGACAACTCAATGTCATGTGCAGATCCGGGTCTCATAGCCTCCTTGGGAGGGACAAGGAGGGTGAAACTAACCGTTTTATGTTGATTGATTCATACCATCTTCTTGATGGAATCGCAAGTTAACGTAAAGCGGCTGGTCCAAGTTGTGATTCTTCCTTGTATTTTGCGATCTCGGATTTCTTTTTATCCATCAACTTCCCGTACTCCTTAATGATCTCTGCTCGATCATCTGGCGAGAGTTTCGGGTTTTTCAGTTCCATGGATTGCTCACGCTTGAGCGATGTCAATTCACCTTCCATGGTCGAGATATTCCGCGCCCGGCTTCTGGTAGGCTCAACTGCATAGAGGTTGACACCTGCCATTCTGAGCCCGGCTTGCGCCCAGGTAGCTTTCGGGTCTCCGAACTTGTCCACTTCGGCACCCATGGCTTGCTTTACCTTGCCAGCCACCCCCTGATTGGTCAGCCAGGTCGGCATGTTTAACTGGTAGAGATAGCCCATAAGCTGACCGGCCTGCTGTGCCGGGGTTGATGTTTTGTCGATAATCTGCTTCTTCGTAAACGGGTCAGTATTGGTCTGGATCGCAGAGATCATGCTTGGCACCGGACCACCGAGAACACCCGAAGTAGAAAGCAGTTTGCCGAACTCTCCATGACCGGCGTTCTGTGCCATCTCTCCAATGGCTGTCCAGGGGAAGAAGTAGCCAAGGTCAACAGCCTGCCACCTTCCACGGTCGTCCTTGTAAGGCAGGAAGTAAGTATGGTTCCTCTCCTGGAGCCATACCGGGAGAGCCTTTTTTAGTGCCGCAAGGTCGTCATCGTCCATACCGGTCATGCTCGATACAAGTTGCGTTAACCCGTATGTAAGCGCAAGGTACGGGATCATCCTTGTCGGGTGCTTGGCGAAGTTCCCCACCATCATTGGCACCGACTTGTAAAGGAACGTGAGGAACGGTACACCTATCGGAGCGTTTCTGAGATACCTGACCGAAGGGTTGACCAGGGAGTAATCGAAAAGACTGGAGTGCGCGGCCATGGCGGCTTCTTCTGCGCTTGCACCTCTCTCCATCTCGTCAATGATCTTCGCGGTCTTGCCAACAGCCTCCATAAACTGATACCAGTCTCCGGTCTTGTTGACCAACTTCATGGCGAGGTTTTTCATTTGCGGCCAACCGATACCCTTCCCGGCTCGCTTTGCTTCGAGGTCGATCAACTCCCGCTCTATACGCGCCATCTCTTCATTCGAGAAAGAGGCTTTCCGTATCCCGTACTGTTTGGCAACCTGCCATGCTTCGCCATTATTCTTGATCTGCTTGATAGCTTCAACAATCCGGGTCGGTACCTTATGGAACGGCACCCCGGAGATATGGAGAAGGACAAGGTTCGAGACGAAGTTACGAGCCTGCGCCGGAGGATTGGCGGCAACCTTCGCCCATTTCCAATATTGGGTGTACTTTGTTAACGCGCCACCTTGCCCAAGGATCTTCTCTGCTATCGAGGCGTCACCGGCAAAGATCGCAGTTGTACCAATAAGATCCTGGTGGATCTCCTTGCGGACATACATTCCACGGAGAGCACCGTAACGTGCCGAGTCTGGAATCTGCTTGAAGTCATCGGGTACCGTACCCTCGGTCTCACCAATAGCCGCCTCGCCCTCGGATTGCATCCTGTCGGCAAGAGCCTTCGCTTCGGCTCGGTCTTCTTCCGGCATGTGATGGATCTGGTCACGGAGCCTCTTCGCTTCAGACAGAAGCCAGTAAGGTGTAACCTTCTTGATCTTGCCGTTTGCCGGGAATTGCCAATCCACTAAAGACGCCTGCAAGACCCACTCGTTATGTTTGGAAATGTCGCCGAGCCAGTCAAGTATTGCCATGTCGCGGAGAGGAACCGAGATTGCTTTTGCGGCAAGGTAGGCCGGGTCTTTGATTTCGCCGAGAAGAATCCTTCTTACCTCTTCCGGTATATCCTTGCGCTGTTTCAGATATGCCATGACCGATGCTTTGCGACCAGTACCCATGACCTTAAAACCCTGATCCCCCAGGATGTGCTTCAAATACACGCGGGGAACATAGCTTCCAAGGTTTTCCATGAAGGTCTTGTGATCCAGAAGATCCCGCTCCACCAGTTCTCTGCCAATGTCAACGATCTTCTGCTTGACCTCAAGGGCTGTTCTCTCTGCGTTAACATCCCTGATACCGGCCTGCCTGACCGTCATGGTCGGGCTGGTCCAGAAATCATAGATCGCCTTGGCGTCCTCGTCGGAAACTCCTTGGAGGGCGTCGTGCATCTGCCTTGCCAGGTCTTCTCCTGCGTCGATCTTGCCGAGTGTCAAATACCTTTCGGCCAGGTACTTGCCCTGGTCCGGCAGATTACCGAGCGGGCCCATCCTCCCGGCAATATCTTTAGCCCGGTCAATGGCCTTGGACGCAAAGGAAGCTATCTTGCTGGGGCCTTGAGCATCCTTGATGACCTTCTCAATCGCCGCGAGGGAGTCGGTGACAAGGGAAAAATCTTCACTGTAGCCTTGCACCAGGGTACTTTTCCTGACATTCTCCGCTTTCAACTTGCCGGAGTAAAGATCGGAAAAAACATCCTCTGCGGTTCGGTATCCTAAACCCCGGAAAACATTTGCCAACTTCTCAAGGAAGACCTTTATTTTCTGGAAAATGAGTCTCGCCGCCGATGGAGTCCCCTGTTTCATGTTGCCTGTTACGAAATCACCGAAGGCATCGGCTCTCATCTCCTTGGAGCTTTTGCCGTTCTTCTCCGGGAAAGCCCGCTCAAGGATCTTCAAGTCTTCGGCGTTGATGACTCCAAGAGCTTCGGCGGCATGCAGGATCTCATGGTAGCCGGTGGCTTCTGTTGCCTTCGACATCGACAGCTTGATGAGCGAAGTTAACTCCCCGGTTGTGAGTTTTACCGTTCTGTGCGATCCTTTCGCTACAACCTTGAGCTTGCCCTTCTTCCTCAGTTTTTCAAGGTCGAGACCGTGGGCTTTTGCCCCGGTTGCAACTTGGTCAAGGTCGTACTCCAGCTTATCAACCAGCTCCAGCATAACTCCTTGCGGAAGGATACGCTCAATCGCGGCCTTGATCCTGGCGAGATTGGACTGATTGATCTTCCGGGTCTCAATGCCGGGCGCCTGGTGGATAGAGAGGTCAACATTACCTTCACCGGCCTTGTTTTTGAAGTCACGCGGGACGTTGAACTTGGCAGAGAAGGCAGACTCAAGAGCCTGCATCATCCTTGGCAGGTTCTCTTCGCTCACAACAGCGGACCAGTCACCATTTCTCTGGTCAAATCGCCCGGCGTCTGTAGCTTCAATGAGCCTGCGGTCCATGACTGCCTGGTTGTTCTGCGGCGATCCCTCGACGTTGACCCGCCATTTGTTCATACTGCCTGACCACATGACTGTTACCGGTGCTCCGGTCGTCATGGAGACGTGGGCATTGTTCGCGTTAACCTTCTTGATGTGCGCCAGGTACTCAAGGGCCGTCTTTGATCCGGTAGAGGTAAACCGGAAAAGAGACTCAAGTTCTCTCTCCATCGACTTCGGAACCTGGATACCTGGGCGTGTGCCACCCTCATTAGACGAATACATCACTACTTCGGGGCGCTTTCCAGCCGACACAAAAGAGCGGTACCCGGTAAGGAGGTTGCCCGTTACCATGTGCCTTACTTCCGTGGTAGCCTTTTGCATTTCGTCCCATTCGTCCAGCTTGCTCAGTCGCTCGTCTTCGGCCTTTCTTAGAAGCTCATGCTTGGACATCGGCATGGTGATAGTCTTCTCGCCACTGGCAACGGCAAACTTGAACCCTATTTTAGACGGGACCATCGGGTTTGTGCCTTCTGCGGTTTTCGAGAAGTTAACTCCCAGGAATACGCCGAGCACAGAATCTCCGTCGCTGGAGGTTATGACCGTGTAAGGGTCGCCCACAACGAAGTTGCTACATAGCTCTTCGTAGGTTGAGACGTTTTCCCGGATCGTAGAGATTTTCCGCTCTATCGCGGCGGTTGGCCCGTTGTTGGTTCTGGCTTCTTCCAAATCCCTGTTGAGCGCATCAAGGTATTCCTTGGTACGGTCCATCATGTCCTTGGAGGTTTCCTTGATATACTCTCGCTGAGACCGTCCGGCAAGTTCCTTCTCGGCCATCTCTTTCACTTCTTCAATGGTGTGTGGCTTCTTCGTCACCTTCGTAAGAACCTTCTCCAGATACGCAGGTCTCGTAAATGGATTCGGGCTGTTCTCGTCACCGTCATAGATAACCGACTTGTCCAGAGTCTTTGCCTGGTAATCGTGGACCGAAGCAATGAGTCTGTTCTGGCCGGTCTTGTTAAGATAATCAATCTCGGCGTTGTATATCTCGATGATTTCCTTGTATATCTTCTCTTGAAGAGCTACCGGGAGAAGGGCCATTTTACCTGTCATCTTCCTCATGAGGTCTTCTGGAACATGGACTTCCCCGGCATCATTGCGACTGACCAGGCCACCCAACATGCTGTTAACATCGGGGGTATCTATCAGATACTCAGCCGCCACCTTGTCACCGTAGATATTGAGAATATCAGGCACTTCTTCGTTGGTGTATGCGCTCTTGGCATCGGCGGAGGTATTGGCGTTCATGGAAGCCAATTTCTTCTGGAGTATTGCGGCAGGTCTCTTCTCTCCGGGCAAGGCGGAAAGAGTAAACTCGTATTCCGGCTTCTCTACCTGTCCGGTCCTAAAGATACGCCCCATTGCCTGCAAAACCGTGTCAATATTGAGGTCTGCCTGTGCTATCAGCATCTTACGGATACGTCTGTCCGCGAAATCCTGACTGGCATGGAGTGATAGGCCGGTTGCTCCAGCCGCATTGAAAATCACACAATCTATAGTGCCCTTGTTGAAACCGTTGACGATCTCGTTCCGGTTCTTGTCCTTCTTGGACATCGGACGATATACGGGTGCGCCATCTCCGCTGTAATCAAGTCGGCTGTTGCGACCGGTTATCTCGGCAACATTATAACCAGCCTGCTCGATGCGGTAGCGTAGCATGTCAATAGGGGAAGCCGGTATGTTAACATCGGTTACGTCTATCTTCCGCATGATGCGATTGTATTTTGCCCGCAAATGATCGGTGAGTTCGTTCGGGTCGATCCTGACTTTCTCGCCCCGTCTCTGTCCGGGTTGTTTTACGGTGTAGGTAAGCTGGTTCCTGAGAGTTCTGCGGAGCGCATCAACAAAGGAAATGTCAAGTTCTTCACCGCTCTTTACCCCCTCCATCGCGGCAATGTCTTCAATAAAGCTCGACATGGTATTGGACAGGTTTATGAGCGCCTTCTTGTCAGCCTTTAAGGTCTCGACAGCTTTTGCCGCCACCATCTCAACCTTTAAGCCAAGAAGGAGCTGTGCAACCGTATTGTGGGCTACCGAGCTGAAGCTACTTGTGGTCACGTTAACCCGGTTTCCCTTGGTCTTGCCAATGTTCGCCTGCGCCTTGATCGTCTCCACCCACCCCGAGAACTCGTTGGAAAAATCAACCAGATCGCGCATAACCGAGGTGATGCCATCTGACGCTATGGTGTCCTTTGCCTTGGTGTCTTCGCTGAACGTCATGGTGTTCGATTCGATCTGGTTAACGTCCATCTCGAACCTGATGTACTGACCGGACCTGGCGAGTTGTGCAGATATGATCTGCTGGAGCGGTACACCTCCAGCCTCAACGGAAGCAATAAGCTCTTCCATGCTCATCCCGGTTTGTCCCAGGTTGGTTCGGAAATACACCGGCATTGACGATGGTCGCTTGGCGAATGTTGCCGAAGAGTACATTACACCCGGAGAAAGAGACAAGAGTTCCTGCACGAAAAGCCCGGTATTGGACCCGTCGCCTGCGGCCTTGTGGGATTCGTCGAGGATAACAATACTGTTCGGAGCCAGAGCCCTCAGTAAGTCGCGTTGAGTGTTGGCCGTGTTAACCTGGGAGTACGGAATAAAAACCGTATCATAGTCAGCAAGCTCCTTCTCGACATTGCTGGCAACACGTTCATACTCAGCCGAACGGGAGGTCACGCCAGGAGGGAACGCCCGGTGGATAATATTGTTGTCTTCGTCGTAAATATGGGCTTCCGACAGTCCATGGATAATGTAGGGTTTCATCTCCGGGTGCCCTATACCCTTCAAGTCGCGGTACATATCGGAGAAGAGTTTTGGCTGTTGAGTGAAGAAGATGGACTTCAAGCCCTTCGTTTTGGCATACCACATGATTGCCGCGACAGTCCGGCCTTTCCCTGCTCCAGTCTGTGAACCATTGATAAAGCCAAGGCCGCGGTCGATGTTGTCAATCGCCATTGCCACGGTGTCGATCTGGTCGGCAAAGAGGGCTTTGTGGAGGTCTTTCTTGGAACCATACTGGAGCTTCGACGCCACATACTCGTCAATGTCGCCATGGCGAGCCTCAAGGTCGTCAAGAGCCGCCTTGATAAACGCTTCCATGTTGCGCGGGATCAGCTTGTCAGAGCTTTTCCCTTTTGATCTTGGCCGGTACGGTGCCTGGAGGCTATTGCCTCCTTCCATGGGCTCGTCCTTTACCGTGGGCTCGTTTGCCTTGGATTCGTTGGCGAGATGCTCCGCATGCACTTCACCATAGAACTTGGTGGCATACGGGATAATCGCCTCTCCATACCGCTCCATTACCGTTTCTGCGAATTTGGAAATAAGTTCGTTGAAATCCTTGAAGGCTTTTTTGAGTTCTTCGAGAGTGGCGGCGAGATGCTTCTTGATCTCAGCATAGGCTTTCTCGTCAATCGTGACGCCCATGCTTAATTTGTTGGGATCGGTAATACCCTTGAGCGCCGCCTTGATAGCGGCATCCACATGGGAAAGGGCATTGTTGATGTCCTGCTTGATGTCTCCCGTTAACTCAGTAACGCTTCGAGATTTGCTTCCTCCATCCACTGACTCTCTGGAAGATCCTGGAGACTTTCCGCTACCTCGCTTATCTTTTCCAGTACGTCCGGTTGAAGCGCCGTCACTATCTCGTCCGCTATTTTTTCCGGTGCCGCTGTCTCGCTTATCAGTGTCGTGTCCGGTGCCCACTGGTACTCTATCAGATGCTCCGTTAGGTTGATCCTGTCCTTCTTCGGCTTCTTCTGCCAATCCGCTATTGCCATTTCCAGAAGGTACCTGCCCTCGTCGGTCAACATAGCCTTTTTCCTCCAGTATCTTTTTGACATCCTCGAAAGAGTTTGCTTCCGACATGGCAAGAGCTTCCTTGTCGGCGTTAACTTCCTTGTCCTGTACGGAGTAGTTCTCGTCAGGGGTTGCCTTCCTGCCATCAATCACGATCATGCGGATCGGGTAGGTGGTTCCCATCCTGCGGTAAACGTCTCCGTTTATGTCTATATTGTGCCGCACGTTATAATGCTTGTAAAGCCAATTAAGGAAGTTCCAATCGGCTTCGCCCATGGTGCCCTTCTTGAAGTTGTGCCCACCGATAATAAACGCGGCCCGTCCATTGTCCCTCATCTTCTCCAGGGCATCGGCAACGATGATATGTTCCTTTTTGTCGAGAGGCATATCATCGAACACCATCTCCATATCTGCCTTGCCAAAAGGAGGGTTGGCAACAACAACATCCTGTGACTTGTCGGAGACTCCAGCCGGGATCGACGGGTCAAGAATGTCGTTGCCGTAGACCTTGTTAAAACCCTGATCCGACAGGTTTGCCCGGCGCACCGCGTCGTATTCATTGACGATGGTTTTTGACGGAGAGGCACCCATCACCAGCATGCCATTACCGGCAGTCGGTTCATATACCGCGTCCTGCTTGGTGAGACCGATAGCTTCACCCATGAGGAAGGCGAGCGGAGCAGGGGTTGAGAACTGTTGACCGGCCTTGGTGGTGGTGTCCCTCTTCGCAAGGTTCGGTTGCGCGTCATAGAGAGCCTGGAGGCGTGTTAACTTCTGATCCACTGTGCCCTTACCGGCAACGATAGCCTTGGCATACTTCACCACGGCATACTCCATTGCCTCTTCCACATGCCGCCAATCAGCCTCCTGCGCTTCCAGCTTCTCGCGGATCTCCTTCACAGTGGTACCGTAAAGCTCTGCTACCATCTGGAGGACTTTGATCTTGTCCAGGGACTCGCCCCTTTCAACCACATCAGCGAGTTTCTGTGCAAACTCCATGGCAAGCTCTGGTGTGTTGATCTTGTCCAGGGTGCCAAGGCGGGTGTCCTGCTTCTCGATCTTCGCCTTCTCATGGGCAAGCCGGTCCTTAACGGTGTCGAGAGCATGGTTTTCCGCCCATATCTCATACTCTTCGGTGGACATCCCTTGCGGCTCCATGACGGTGTACGGTTTCAGCTTCGCGTCAGCCGCCTTCGCTTCCATGAGGGCAGTAAACTCTTCCGGGGTCCAGACATCACCCTTCGGCTTCATCTTGTCTGCTTTGGTCTCCGGGGCGATAGTGACAGCCTTGACCTTGCCAAGAGTAACTGCGGCTTCTCTGGCACGTTTCAAAGACTCCGGCCAATACTTCGACTTCTTGGCGTCTTCCAGGGTTAACTCGGGTTCTTTTGGAGCCTCTGCCGGTTTCGGCGCAAGCGGTTTCAGTGCTTTCTTGACAACCGGAGGCTGTTCACCGAACAGGTACATCAACATAGAATCACGGTCAGCCGGGGTAAGTTCTCCACTCTTTAAAGGTTTCACATTGCCAAATATTTTAGCGTTCCAATCGTCACCCCTTGACTCTGACTCTGCCACGGCATTGTCAATCAGCCATTGAGACGCATATTTTTCGCCCTTCTGTTTGGGGTATGCTGTTGTTTTTCTGCCGGATGATGTAGTAAAGGCATCACCTGGCATGATGGGCTTGCCATCCGTGGCGCGTCCAGTTTCGTCAAGGGTTCTGGACTTATCGTGGTTGTCATCCTCGCGCATGCCGATCAACTCGTCCATGGCCTCGCGCATGGAAACATCGTCAACGACCAGATCTTCTTTCTTGAGGCTCCCTTCGTAGACTCTCCATTTCCCGGTGTTCTTGTCACGTTGGGCGGTATTCTTGCCGTCCTTCATAACAATGATCTCTCCGGCAGAGTTAACATCGTATTTGATGCCGCTCTCGGTAAGCTCTTCGGTGGTTACGTCATTGGTATCGCCCTTGTTCAACTTTGTTGGTTGAACCGTATTTACTTCTTGATTACGTTCTGATACCTTCGGTTCATCTTTCTTTTTGGAGGTATCGTCATGGGTAGGCCCAGCACTGGTGGTCACATCAGGTTTTTCCCCAGGCACAACACCGCTTATAGGCTCATTAGCACCGTTGTTGATGGTGTCAGAAGGCAGAGATTCGAGCATAGGCTTGTCATGGAGAGAGTTCTTGGCAGACCTCTTACCAATAGAGAGGTCGTCCATCACATCGACGGGAATGGATTGAACAACTCCCCCGACAACCTTGAGATTACTACCCAGCGGGAGCATGTTACCGGGCACAGATGGGGCGCTACCACTTGGCCCATTGACGAAGGCATTGTGTTGAGAAGAGATTGTGGCTGGACCTACGCCGCCATTGGTAGAAGGTTCGGCGTTTCCTGGGACACCATCAGAAAGTGTCTCTTGAGAAGGGGAGTTGCTTGATGCTTTAGCGTGAACCTGCTTCCCAATATCTGACCCGGCAAACGTCTTTTTGGTGTTACCATTTTTGAGCCACCCCTTGAACTCTGCCATATTAACAGGGGTTACGGCACCTACCCTACTCGGCCCGGATTCATCATAATTCTTCAAATACCCGTCGAGAGCCTCTTCTATACTGTCAAACCCAATCATGACTTTAGCTTCATCGAACTTGCCGGTTTTCGGGTCGATCTGATCTACCACGAACACCCTGTCACTTTCCGGCTTGTTGCCGATAAAAGTGTCGATGTGGTCTTTGTCCTTTCCGACCGTTCCCTTGATATAGCCGTAGTGATGCTGAATATCGGTAGACCATGCCTTGCCGTCAGCGTCCTTACCGGAACGAACGGAGCCAGCCGGATTCTCAATAGAAATGTCGAGACCTTGGATGTTAACGTGACCCTTGCGGTAGTTCCCTGCCTGGATCTGAGATTCGGTAGGATCTGCGTGATCGTTGAGCGGGGAAGATGCGGCATCGTGGGCGGCTTCAAGTCCTGGAGTTAACCCGTATCTTGCTCGCACCATATCATCGAGCTTGGACTGATCTTCCGAGTTAAGGTTCTGCGGGCCATTCGGACGTTGACCAAACCAATCATTGAGACCGGCTTGCTCATTCGGCAGGAAAGGAATCGCCATACGCTGTTCGCCGGGTACTTGCCCTTGCGGCCCTACCTCGTCAAATTCAGCATCAATGTAACCAGGGTCGCGCATGGTAAAGCCGGTTCCAGGACCAGCAGGACCAGCAGGCGGTCCAGCAACACCGCCAACAGCCGGATAGTTGTTCCCCCTGTTCCACTCAAGCAAGTTAACATCCTCGACAGGGATAGCTCGTTGAGTCAGGTCGGAAAGAAAGGAATCGTCAAGCGGGATCGACTGACCGTTTCTGATCGCGTTAACGCCGTTGAGACGCCAGAACTTCCCTTTGTCGGGGTCAACATCGTCAATTCTTTGCCCAATCTCTTCCAGTGCGCGGAGTCGTGCGTCAGGATTGGTTTCAGGATTGGTCAGGGCATTCATGGTCATACGGTGCTTAATTGCACCACCGGCTCCGGCTCCGGCCATGTGTCCAGCGGTCATCATCGAAGCGGCCATGGCACCCTGCAAGCCTTCCTGGTACCAGTCGGCGTCAGGACGAATACCGGCGTCTTTCTCAACTTGCGCCTGGTGCGCTCCTTGATAGAACTCTGTGCCCATTTCGACAGGGAGTTCCTTGAGGGTTTGTTTGCCTAGCTCCTTGACAAAGGGCTTGACTCCGAGAATGGAGGACACTATACCGCGCTCTGCGGCCTGCCCCACCATCTTTCCGGCTATTTTAGTGAATGGTTTTGCGAGGAACTTTAGAGGAATTGCGCTGGCGATTGCCTCACCGCCGCCTTCGATACTGGCGGTCTTTAACGCGGCAGACTTGGCATCTTCCTCTGACAGTCCTGCTTCAATACCTCGCTCGTAGGTATCCTGGTACTGTGAAGCGCCGAACAGTCCACCAGACGCAATCATACCGGCACCCATCACAGCGGCGGCAGGGGCTCCAGCGGCGGCAACCGGAATAGCGGCGGCGGCTCCAGCAAGGGAAGGGGGGAGCATGCTCGCGGCGTCATAAGTATATTTAAGAGGATTGTAATCTGACTTGTCGTTGCCGTATGCAGACTTGGCATAGGTGGCAGGATCTTCGTTGTATCGCTCTTCTGCCCCCTCAACAAGATTGTTCCCTGCGTCATGAAAGCCACCCCCAGGATCGGAGATGGCTTTCATTGCCTGACCTATCATTTTCGGAAGCTCTACGGCTACACCAGCCCTGACACCGGCCAGGGCTTCCCCGGTAAATGACCTGGCGGCATTATCAGGGATGGCACCGCCACGAGTTCCACCGTTCAGAATATCATCATACAATCCATCAAACTGACCCATAAACTTCTTCTCCTTATTGAGTTGGAATCCCTTGAAACCGGCCCCGTAACTCGTTAAAACGATTCATAATTGATGTGCGCTTGACCCCATCTTCACCAGCCGCAAGAAGGGCTCTTTCTGTGGCCTTGTAAAGTTCAGACATGCTAGGGTCTCCCCATCCTCCGTCTACGTTAACCTCGGGGGAATTGAACCCGAACCACGGCTTCTCGCCGGGCATGTTGATACCCGGAGCATACCGTTTGCCCTGAGAGAATTGGTCAGTAAAGGCGGACATGGCGTTGCTGAGATAGTTATTGAACACCGCATTGGCGTCAGCATTAGGGTTCTGCTCCAGATACTTCTTGGTGAGATCGTTTGCCGTATCATACGCCTTCGGCAGAAGGGTTTTCATGATCTCGCTCTGGCCCTTGGCCCGCTCCGTGTCTGCGTCCTTGCCCTTGATCTTGAGAAGGAGATCCGGGTCTGACATGGTGAGAAGCTGTTTCGCGTGAGCCCGGTAGTAATCGCCCTGCGCTCCCTTGACATCAGCCTCTATCGGGAGTGCCATGCGCTCAAGATCGAGCTTGCCCCTGGCATTTTCAAGAAACTCGTTCTTGAATACGTCACCGATCTGCTTGTCGTACCTGCCATCTTTGTTGTGAGCGCCCAAGAGGGTAACAAGATCGGCACCCCTCATTCCCAATATCTTCATCTGCTCAGTGGTTGGAGCCATGCCGTTTGCCGCGTTAACTCTGACAGCCTGCTCCACCTCTGATCTGAACTTCGCATCAGCGGCAGGGTCTTGGATACCGGTGTTGTAGCTCGATCCGATCCCGTTGCTTGGTTGATTCGACATTAAGCGGTTCACGATTTCGTCAACGGCAGGGTTCCCGCTACGCGCAGGAGCACCCATGATGCCGCCCATTTTGTTGCCGCCCTCGTACCAGGAGCCGGAGGAATCAGCAGAAAACGACCGTTTGGGCCCACCTTCCACCTGGAAGGTACCCATCGGAGTTAACTCTGGATTATATGGTGCGAAGTCGCCAGGTAGGTTGTTCGGTGAAGCAGGCTTTCTTGGAGCAGGTATAGCTCCATTGGAAAGAGCAGAGAGATCACCTGGCTTTATCCCGGCATTGGGATTCATCAGAGGTCCATCATATTCCTTGGGCAAGGTTCTTTTACTGTCCGAGGTTTTTGTATTGCCCGTTGGCATTGCTTCTGGAGTCTTCCGCAAGCCCATACCTTCCAGTGCGCCACTGGCAATCTGCCCGGCCCGCCCAGAATTTCCACCGCTCATGTTTGTTGGCAAGTCGGCTTCATACGGTACTTCGTATCCCGTTAACTTCCCAAGCGCCCAATTCCCTGCGCTGGCGGCGGCATTGGTCACGGCATTGGCCGCGTCTGCGGCCTTATAAAACGGAATAGCCGCAGTACGAAGCGCAAGCTCTGTCCCGTCCTTCAATCCTCGCACAATGTCACTCGGAGGCTGTGAGCCAACCTCCTTGCCGCCATTGGCAAAGCCTATGTAGTCAAACCTGTTTCGCTCGTTTGTCATTGGCTATCTCCTTCTATCTACTTGGCTGTTCATATCATCTTTCTCGATTGATTACAAGGTTACAGCAACCTACCTCTCCTGTGTCGCAAGGAAATACGAGGCACCGTATATCAAGAAGAAAGAAAAGACCGTCTCCATGGATATGCCGCACGTTAACAGGGCAACCAATACTGATACCCAAAACCCGGTACACATCCTACATTCGAGAAGGTGTCGAGGCGGATTCCCTTTGAACAGCCAGGGCGTCTTTGCTTTGATCCATTCCCTGATTCGGTAGAAGATATTGCCATCGACGATCACGGCAGTAATGATGTACGCGCCAAAAACTTGAGTCAGGATTTTCATATAACCCCCACTGGATAGAATTTCGGGTCAGCCGCGAAATAGGGCAATAGCTCCAACAGGTCTCCATCTTCCAGGTAATTGAAATTTTGTCCGCCAAGAGTCAGTGAGTAAAAAACACGTCCGCCCTGATCTACGGCAATGGAAGCGCATGGTGTCGAGTCGGTAAAAACCGCAGGGACTCCGATGGTCCTGACGCCGGGGTCAGGATCATTGAGGTAGAAGGTGTAATATCTTTCATCCTTCATTGCCACATCAGCCGCCGCGTTAACTTGGCCTATTGCCCGCGCCCATTCCGGCCAATAGAAATCATCGCCTCCATCCTGGATTATCCGCTGACTGCCACCAGGAGGCGGACCCCCTTCGTGGTAGTCGTAGAAACCAAACTCGTCGATGTCTTCACAGTTGATCCAGGGGATAGCCTCTGATGGCGGATTCGGAAACACAAGAATCAAAGGGTTTTCAGCCGTATTTGGATATGTCGTGGAAACCGTTTCTTTCAGTACCGTCTTAACTCCATTTACCACAACAAAATGCGTGATAGTGGTCACTACGGTATGATTCGTGACAACAAATTTATGGTACCACTGGAGACCCCAGGTCTCTTTAAAAGCGCACATCGCGCCAGCATCGGTAAAATTAAGGACTTCCTTCGTCTCGGTAAATACTCCGTTATTGTAGCGTGTGTCCAGGAAATGAATCTGTGTTGTGATGTAGGTAAAATTTTCGGAAACGGACCCGCTACTGGAACTCGATATATTTGCACATTGGAAAACATTAGCATCTGAGTCACGCATAAGGAAAGCGTCTGTCAAGTCCCACGAAGTTGACGCCGATATAGCGAAGGTTCTCTGTTGAGAGACAACGAAGATTTCTGTAGAACCCAACATGAACGAGGTTTTGCTGTCTCTTGTTTGAGACAAGGATAGGTCGCTGTCCTGACCAGTGAGCCAATCAAGGGTCTCCCCGCAAGTATAGTGTGGTCCGTCGCAGGTATTGATCGTCATCTTACCTTACCGCCGCCGCAACTTTGGCAGTTAGTCGATGGGGTCCGTGGTACGACCTGTGAAGCTATCGGTGCGGAAGTAGTGGGAAGCGGAAGCGGGTTTTCTCGAATGTATTTAAGGTAAGCCTCCGCTTCTGGCAAGTCGGGGTATGCTGTCATTCCGCACATAATAAGCCCGGCCTTTTGGGCGAACTCCATTGCTGGTAGTGGTTCAATATTTTTACTCAAGCAGGCTTTACTGAACGCTTGGTAATCAAATTTATTTTTCAAACCAAGCCATACTTCTAGTCTTTGTCCATTGCTTGTTAACATAACTTACCCCTATAAGGCTATCAAGGATTGGCATAAGTGTAATAAGTCACACCATCTATCGTAGTAGTGTCAATTAAGATTGCGTCGTTGCAGAACCATTTATACTTAGTATAGTAATTCATCCAAACGTATTGATGTAATGTCACTGAATAGCAATGCCCGTCACTACTTACTTGGTCAGGTTGTTCGTACCCACTACAAGGAATTGGCTTTTTATCACTTGGATACCCTAAATCTTTCGGTATTGTTCCCGTTATACAAGTTTGTGAAATTATATTCCATTGTGGTCCTGTTTCTGATCCGGCATTGAAACTAAAGCCGTATCCTCCGGTTGTATATTCAAAACCATTTGTGTTTCCGCATGTAAACAAATAACTGTTGGGTCGGCCACTATACCATGACTCTATCAGCATATATGAGCCACTCGGCATCTTTACTTGCATGCTACCTGTTACCGTTTTACCACCAAGGAACGTGACCGTAACACTAACGGTGCCTTCACCGCACCCGTTCGGGTATGACCACTCAACCGTATCTATGCCACAATTATTACCGCTCACGGCGTAACTGTATGCGCCCTCTCCAGCGTAACCCTCTGGGCCACTGACCGTAACGACCGGGTCGTCTATTCCTGACATCATAACGGGAAGATCAGCCCGGTCTTCTGATCCATTGGCTGTTGATGTGGAGCGTTCATCAAGGCTGATAATCAGTGCAACCCCTTGATCCATCAACCCTACATAGTCACGAAACATCGGCCAACTTCCAGACTTTGTGACCCCCCATGTGCTTCTATCTGCACCGGTATATTCATTATTTTGAGAGCCACTTCCAACTTCAAGGTCAGAGAAAACGACACTGAGCAAATCTTCGGCTACCACAATCTTCCTGTTTCCGCAGACAGCCTCGGTGCCAATGGAGTTAAAGAACCATGGTGTCTTCGGGCGAGAAGAACTTTGCCAGCCTATCCTTGCGTCGCCAATCCAAACCTCGTCATAAAAACCGCCAGTGCCACCATCAGGATTAGCAATCCCCGCGTAATCGACACCAATCACGCATACAAGGCTCCCACTGTTCAGAGCGCATCCCAAGACCTTGTACCCGTAAAGAAATTCCTTGAGCACTTCTCCGTTCTGGTAGACCTGGTTGCGGTAAGGGGTATAATGCTCGACCTCCAACCCCGCAACCATCTCCGTGTAATCCCATTCGGTGAAGCCAGGGTATGACTTGGTGGAGTCCATGGCGAATTGCCGACCAGCAGGCCCGCGCCACGAAAGGACATCACCGCCGCCGCTTATCCAGTAAAGGTTTCCATAGTTCTCAACGTCGGAAGAAACCGCCCACGCATCGCCTTCATAGGTTAGAATCCGGCTTCCTTGGTCGTCATCTACCAAAGGATAGGTGTACTCTGGAGTTATTGCCACTCCACCAGGTTTCGCCCCGCCCTTGTTGGTCAGGTCTCTTGGGTGGCAAATAAACCCGCCAGGGATGCTTTCAATTCTTATCAGATTTTTGCTGTTTGAAGATTCAATATAGATTTCAACACCATTGATCTCTATCGGCCCCCAGGTCATTATAGGCGCTCCAGCCTCAAGGCGAGCCCTCTCCAACCACGCGAGCTTCTGCCGGGCAAAGCCCAGGTACTCTTCACCACCTGTTACCTGTTCGTGGGTGTAGATCATGCCGGTATCCTGTGCTTGTTGTCAGGGATCGAGAAAACCCACAACGGCGTTATCCCGTCATCGGCATAAACCGTCACAGACAGACCGTCATTGGCGATAACAGCTTTATTGCTCTGGAGTTGCCGAGATAACTTTGCCTCGTCCCTTGCCTCGGTGAGCATGGCAACTTGCGCCACCGTCAAGCCTGGTGCTTCGGTGAGATACTGGAGATTGTCGAGCAGTCCTGCGCGGGCGTTGCTCAGTCGATCAAGGAGGGTCTGGACATCAGCACTGGAGGCAACAGCGGCAAGAGCGCCGGAGATAGCGTCAAGCTCAAGGGCCGCGCTTTGAGTAGCCGAAAATATAGCCGCAATCCCCGCATTGTCCGGTGCCGTATAATCCCCGAACCGGAGAGGGTCGGTCGGTATCGCGGAAATGTCGGAGTCCAGATGGTCCAGCCTGGAGTCAGTGGCAAGGAGCGGATTCGTCGGTATCGAATCGACTGACGTTTGAGACGCCGCAGTTTTGGCCGCGTCATAGGCCGAAGTTAAAGCATAGCCCGCCTTGTCTTCAACGGTCTTTGCCGTCACCTTCAACCCGGCCAGGTCTTGAGCATCGGCGGAAATCTTCACCCGATTGTCAGTTCCAAGCACCAGATCGCGGAACTTTGCCCCGATGGTATTGACAAGGATACCAGCCGCACCGGTTGCCTGGTTCCATATTGCCAAGATCCCCGCAGTTGACAGACTGTAGCCGGTCTTATCCTGATTGGTTCCGACAGTTACAGGTGCCGCCACGCTTCCTACCGACCCGGTTACGCTTCCGACAGAACCGGCAACTGACGCCACCTGACCACCATTGAAGGTCGAGCGAGAGGATACGGCAACATCAAGATTGGCAAGTTTGGTGCTATTTGCGTCCATCTCCTGCCTGATTTCATCGACCGTAGGAGGGGCATTTGCAACTGATTCCGATATTGTGGCGTCAATGGCTGTAGTGTCTGAGGTGATGAAATCATTGGAAGCGTTAAGCACCTCTTGTACAAACGGTCCCCCAGTCGGTACAGGAACATCCGCGGTATAAAGACTCGTCCCATCACCGTTTGCCGACTCGCCATAACTAATGCGGGTATCAACACTTTCGGAAGCAACCCACGTTAACGCTGTGAAGTCCCAAAACTGCCGGGAGACGTTTCTGAGGCGCACTGAAAGGACTTCACCGCTTTCGTAATTTAGGGATGAAAGCATCAATCAAATTCTCCTTTTGATTGTTATTCTACCTGTGTGTGCAACCGCATGAGTGATTGTTCCAAGTGATGTTATAGTGGACTTCCAAGACGCACTTATACTTCTATTAGCTATATAAGCAGATGTTGCTCTTGCGTTTGAATGACAAATATAACTGATATTTCCATTTCGTGCAGACAGGGTAATATTTGCATTTCTTATTGTTCCATCAGCAATATGAATATTAAAATTAGCCCCTGTTCCAGTTCCCACATAATTAGCCATAGCCGTCGCTGATGAGGGGTACACAATATCCAATTCCCAAGCGCCACTTGCACCTATTAAATCTAGGTGGGAGTCGCATGTAGCGTAATTTTGAATATCACAAGAAATGTTTATTTCATACACTGACTTATCGGCGATACCCACATGCAAAGGGACAGATGTCGCGTTAACATAGTCGATAAATGCCGTCTCACCAACAGCCAGAAGGTAATCGGTAGTTGCTCCGGTTAAATCAACCACGTTAACAGCAGGAGGATTTCTGCCAACCTCTTCCCACACACCCTCTGTACTATTCCACCTTCTTAATACTCCCATCAGATAATCCTCTTTATTATGATTTTACCTGACTTGGTGGAGGGGAAAGTGATGGTACCAAGGGATGTCCACGGTGTTGTGGTGTCTACCCAATACTCAGTTACCTTGTGTTGCTCATACGCACCACTGTTAAATTTAAACCAGCCGTCAGTTGAAACTGATTTACCTTGGGTAAAAGTGGAAATTCTACTCACAGCTCTTATTGAACCAGCGTAGCTGATTCCAAAAGTAGACCTATCTTCAATATTTGTTGTTATAGAAGCCCCTGACGCATCAGTATGTTGTGATTTTATAGCATTGGCATAAGTTGTATTGTTTGGGCTTAGTGTGTTGTTGCCATTTACCGGACTAGCTGGCAAGTTAAAACCAACAATGGTAACTTCATACTCGCCCTCCTGCGTTGCCACATGCAAAGGAACACTCGTTGCGTTGATATAATCAATATAAACAACCTCTCCCGGTTTCAGAGGATAGTCACTTGTCCTCGACGTAATATCTACAGGATTGTAAGGAATAAGTTGCTGTGCTGAGTTGGATTTGTAGAGGGTGAATATTGAACCTACCGCTATAGAATTTGTACCACTCTCTACTGATAATTTAATGCTAGTAATTTTAGTCTCAGCAGTTAGTTTCTTAAACGAGTATATCTGACTATATAAAGGTTCTGCACTTTCTGAATTTTCTGTCCAACCTCTCCCATAGACGGCACTACCAATAATCCTAATATGAAATTCAAATACTCCATGATAGTTTTGGCGTAGCCTGTGAATAGATGGGCTATTAAAAGTGCTACCAGACGGTGCTGTAGAAGCGGTTTGTTGACTAGTGGCCAGCCCTTTATAGTTGGTTAGGGATTCGTCACCATTCACAAATAAATACAAACTTTTTGTGGCGATATTCCCTGTAATGGTGCTTCCTTGGAGTATATAATCCCCGTCAACCAAACTATCCAGTCCAGTAAAAGTTACGCTTGGGCAATCAGCAGTAATAATTTTCTTCTCTACCAGATTACCGGCAGACAGCAAGGGAAGGTTTATCGGATCTGCCGAAAGATCAATCCAGAGTTGCCCTTCTTCGGGGTTTTCTGGCGGGTCTACCGATTCGGGGATGCTCACGCCTCCGCCACCAGCAACAAGCCCGTCCAAGGTCTCAGCAACCTTCTGTACCGTATCGTCTGCGGCAGAAAGGTTCCCGCTGAAATTCCCCGTATAGACAGTGACAGAACTTGCGTCCTGGTAGTGCGATAAGGGAGTCCTGGCATCGGAAAGCCGGGCGTCATCATCGGCCACCGCCCCAATATCCGCAGGAGTCAGCACATCACTCCCGCCTGTCGCATGGCTGGTTTTATGCGACGAGGGAACAAACGACGAAAGAAACTCCCACGCCCCACCCACCCGGCCAAGCACCTTCCCATCAGCCGTCCCGAACAGCTTCTTGATGTCGGTTATCCACTTCGGCAGAGCAAACATCAGTAATCCTTTATATTCTTCTGGTCGTCACTGGAGACAACGAAGCTCTTGGAAAAGTAAATCTTCCCATCCTGGTTCTTCACCTGGACCTTGACCTCGACTCCCTTATCCGGCGTTAACACGAACTGCCCGTTTGCGTCCACTGTCGTTGTCCGGGTAGTTGGCTCCAGGATCACACCATTGATAAGCTGGTCCTTGCCCATGGTCATTTCCACGGTATCGCCCGCACTCCAGGTTGCCGCGCCAAATTCCTTGGCAGAGCCGTAGAGGCTTTGCAGTAAAGGGTTACTCGGGAGCGGCGGAAGGAAGGCACCGGAAAAACTCTCAATGCCACCGGCGCTCTTCGTTTTGATAAGCTGATAGCGCGAGGTATCAGCCTCGGCCAACTCCCAGGAGTACAGTTCCGTCTCAGCATCGTAGGTGAGGTTTGCAATCAGTTCCTCTCCGATCTGCGCGAAAGCGGTACCGTCCGCCGAGTCGTACCAGACAACAGAAACCGGCGTATCTTCACCCGCCGCAGGGGACGGTATTTGAAAGGTGATGGTTGCGGGCACAAGAGCCTCCTATTGGAACGAAAGGTTTGAAACGGGAACAGGGAAGCGGGTAGTGATGTATCTGCACCCGAAAACTCCTGTCGTGCGTTGAGATGAGACCAAGTAAGAAATCGCGTTAACTCCGGCTGTTCGTGGTGTTGTGGCATACCCGACACCGGAAACCTTTGCCGGGTAGCGCGTTAACCATGTAAACGAAAGAGACGCTACACGCGCCGGTCTCCGCGCATAACCGATAGACCTTGCTCCAGCGGGAGGGTTCGCCGCCACCGCAATGAATCCGCCATCTCCTAACCAATCCGGTAAAATTCCCATTATGTCTTCTTCACCTGGACAGTATTAACCATCTGAGCACAGGCGTTGACCACTCCAGAGTAGAGTTGAGCCTGTTGACCCGCACCGTGGACCCTGATCTGATTATTGCTGACAAGTTGCTGGATATTGGCCTTGCCCCGCTCCGTAAGGATGTCGGCGGTCTTGACCCATTTCTCTATCTGTGCCTGGACTTCTGCCACCGCCGCCCGCAAGAGATGATCGTTCGCCTTCACGGCAACTTCGGCCTTGGCTGTAGCAAGAGCCGTTTCGGCCCTCACCCTGACTTCCTCACCAGACGCGAGAACCTTGAACTCTTCCAGCTTGACGTTGTACTCCGTCATCATGCGGGTCTTGTAAACCTCGTAGTCAGCCAGGATCTTCCGAAGTTCGGTCTCAACTCTCGTCTGCTCCGCGCCAAGCAGAGCCTTGAACTCTTCGAGGATCAAGCCCTGCAATGAGTAGTGAAGTTTCCAGACATCGGTAATCAGCCCGGATTTTATCTGCGTTAACTGGACACCAGCATTGAGACCATTCATGGCCGTCTGGTGAGCCCGCTCGGTCATGAGTGCCAGGATCTCGCGGTTGCGGTTTGAGTAATCATCCTGGTACTTCTTGGTGATCTCGTTCTGCGCCGCCTGGGTAATCGACGTTGGAAAAGGGAATCCACTCAAGGCGTCGGACGATCTCACCCGGAGAAGGGCGTCATCCAGTATTTGCAGATCCCGCTCTCTCATGTTGTCCATTAGCGCCGTCTGTACTGCATCGCTGATCCCAGGCCCACCGGAGTCGATAAACGCCAGTACCTTTGCCGCAAGACCGGCTATCTCACCGTCAATGGTGGCAGGGTCGAAGGATGTAAGATCGAGACCGGCAAGCGCCGCGTTTGCTTCGGTGAAGTCCACCGGGTCAATCGGGGTCACGGTCGGAGCGGCTATCACCGGGAAGGTCGGAGCGGCAGGAGCGGAAAACGGGGCAACGGCATCCATGGTGACACTGGCAGGGGCGAAGTTGACCATCTGTGTAGTGTCGTCATAGTCCGGGGGAGGATTGAAGGTGAAGAAGTCAACATAGCCCTCGGCAACAGCTTCAAGATCACCAGCCGCCGCTTCTGCCGCCGCTATGACATCGGTAAGCTGGCCTTGAACGTATGTGGTAAAGCTATCTATATCAGCCATGTTACCTCACCTTTCTCTCTGCCGAAGGCTGTACCATCAGCTCTATTTGCCCAAGGTAGAAATCGGACCCCTCGACATTGCTCCAACCAATCTGGACATGCCCGCCACGTTCACCTTTCGCCAGCTTGCAACGTCTCTTGTGGACACCTTCGCGGTCGTCCTCTTCCATTACCGGATAGGACACCGCTTCTTCCTCATCAACCGAAAGGGAAAACTCAAGCTCTCCATCACACCTGACCGTAAGGTATGCGTCAGGAAAGCCCTTGGTGGCGTCAGTTCCGCAGTCAGAAACACCGCTGAGACCACTCGCCTGTATGTCTGCGCCATCGTCTGTTAACCCTGTTAACTCGAAAATGCCATCGGAATTACACCCGAAATATCTGCCCTGGTAACACCTAATGGACTTGAAGTTGTAGCCTCGGTACTCTGCCGCTCCCTGGGTCTTGGTGTTGACCACCTCACCGTGGTAGGTGTCACCGGTACGCAAAACCGCAAGGTAATGTCGGCTCCCGCTGTTCTCCCTGAGTACCGCAGTACCGGAAGCAAAAGGTCCGGGCCGAACTTTGTCCTGTGTGGCATTAAGAAGCATCCCGCCATTCAGTCCGTAGCAGTAGCCCATCTCCGTTGCGAACATGACAAGGTTTCCATCTACCTTATCCAGACCGGTCTTTTCAGACTTCATCCGCACCGCTGTATCCTTGATCGCGGGGTGATCGGCAACCTTCCTGACATTGCGCGGCTGACTCCATTCGTACTGGTCACTACCGGCCAGGAAAAAAATCTTTTCCTCGGTCGAGACATACACCCCGTCATCAACCGGAGCGATCATCGTGATCTCGTTTCCCATCTTGAAGCGGCACAACCTAGAATCCATCCAGTCCACGGTATCGGGGTCGGTCACATGGAGTACCCCTCCGCTACCAACAAGGAGCTTGCGATAAAACACCGCCATGACGGTACCGGCTGGAGTCGCTTCCTTGAACTCTTCTGTGCTGACCGTTAGCGCGTAGTCGATCCCGTTTGATACCTTCCTGACGGTGGTGCCATCCGAATAGACCACAAGCCCGTTAACGTCGCAGAAAGCCACATCCGCCGCATCGTCAATGGCAATGTTCAAAAACGTGGACGAGAAATCCGCAGGATTGAGGCGCTTCAAGGTCGTGCCTTCCTGGAACAGAAATATGTCATCGTTCGCAAACATGGAGTTGACATCACCGGAGTACCGCTTGACAAAGCCCGGACGGAGCGAGCACCCGCCATTATCATCGGGATCGGCGTTCACCAGCTCCACCATCTCGGTAAAGATCAACTTGCGGATCTTGGGAACTTGAGCCCCCACATCGAGAGGGTCATCTATATGGTTCCGCCCGATTGTCTTGTAGGTGACGCTACCCATCAGTAATGTCTCCGCAAGCACGTTAACTCACCCCTGCCGTACCGGAGCACATCGCGCTTGATCTGCTCAACGTCACCGTCGAATTGCTGGTTGAACGTGGTAGCCTTGGTAAGATTCAGTGTTTCCGCATCCTGCTTGAGATATGCCCTGCCGATAATCCCGTTAATGAGTTTGCGGTGGTACTTGGCCGGGATGGAAGGTGACGCCTTCATGTTGGACTTATCCATTTCCACAAGCGGCAAACGGGCTACCGAGAGATACAGGCTCGAAGTCGCAGTCGGAATCTTGTCCAGGACGATCTGTCCGGTAGTAGCGTCATTGATATAGAATTGGGGAGTGCCGGTTTTTAACCGCCACCCTGGCCGAATATTGTCCAGGTGTGCGCGGGAAGTTAACGTGAGTGGCGTTCGGTTTGCACCGTAACCAACCTCGTACACCTTCACAATGCTTGGGTGTAACGCGATAGTATTTGTAAAAGGAGTTGCGAGCGGGATGACGCAGACAGGATCAGTCCCATCGGTTGCCGTGTCGGAGTCCTTGAGCACCAGGCACTCTTCCGCAATCCGTGTCTCCGCGTTATTGGCGTACTCAACCAGTTCTGCGTCGGACCAAAGGGGCTTTCCGGCCCCTTTGGCATCATCGAGCAGGCCGCGACAGATTGTAAGGATCTCTTCGACGGTCATGTATTAGCCTTTCTTTGCGGCTGTTTTCTTTGCGCTTGCGGCGCTATACGCCTTCGGTGGATCAACCTTCGGAGCTTCCGGTACTGCGGCAGTCGGTGTTTCGGCTACCTTTGGCGTCTCGATCTTGGCAGGCGGCACAGTAGCTTCCACCTTCGGCGTCAAATCGGCCGGCCCACTTTCCTGTTTGACGTCGGGGATGACCGGTGGGACCGTTTCGACAACCGGCACCATATCCCTGCGTCCGGCGATCCCCGGAGAGTAGGCATAGATTCTGCCGGTTGTGGTCTGTCTGAGAAATTTCGGGTTTTCCCTCATTGTTTTAATAACCTCCCAATTAGGCGTTAGTGACCAATTTGAATACGCAGGATGCAGTTGTGCCTACGTTGACGTAAAGACCGCTTGTTCCGGTAGCAACATCAGTGTCGATGAACAGACAGCCTTTGGCGTAACCCGCGCCAGTGTCGGCTGGAACACCTGTGCCGGTGGCAAGCAGAGCGTTACCGTCTCCATCTTTAATCAGAACCTTGACGCCACCTACTGCCGTCGCGTCTACCCTTGCCCCCTCGGAAAGCGTCACCAGGCCGCCGACATTCAAGGTGTCCCTCACCTCTGCCACCTCTGCCTCAAAGGTATCAACATCGAGGTTTACAAACATTCCCATTGCTTTATCTCCTTTAAGAGAAAGGCCCGGAGCTAACCGGGCCATCCAAGTTAACCCATGTCTACCAGGACAAGCTGGACTCTGACTTTGGGATTTTTCGTTGCCACAGCGTTGCCACCTGACACAACCGCCACCAAGTTAAGATATGCGGCACTGGTTCCAACGGTGATGGGAAGGGCGTAGGTAGTAGCGCCACCAACGGTAATCCCCTCGTCAGTGGTAGCATCAAGGGCCGCACCAATCGCAGATGTGGCGAAGCGAGGCTGAAGGGTGAAGGTCGTCGCGTCCTTGGTCCCAGGGGTCTTTACCTGGAGAGCGGCGGCGAGGATCACATGGTTGGCCGGAATCTGGAGTAGGTTGATAACATCGGCGTTGGCGATAACCGCGTCCAGAAGGGCGTCAAGATCGAACTCCTGCTCGACCACGAAAGGAGCCTTGCCCTGCACTTTCTTAACGAGGGCTTCGCTCCCAAGAGCGGTTGTAGTTGAAGGCAAAGTTGCCATTTCACTATCTCCTTACAAGAAGAGCCCCTTGCTGTATTTCAAGCAAGGGGGATGATGTTAACATTCAAGTTGTTTAGCCCTTCTTGGCGTAAAGAACACCAAGAGCTTCGGGCTTGACAACTTCCCAACCGTAGACCTGGAGACCTTCCTGGACGGTCGCAAATGTCTTCTGGAGTTCCAGGGTCCGGTTTTTGACGAGCTGACTGGCGAAAGTCAGGGCGCACTTATGGCCGAACGGGATATTCCAGCAGGTATCAGCACCGTCAGTCACACCGGTCAGGTTGTTGGAACCGTAGATGGTGAAGTTCGAGATTTGCCCGATCTTGCCATTACGGAGGTTCTGGTTGCTCTGGTCTCCGGTAAAGAGTGCCGAGCGGAGGTCAGAGGTGTTGATCTGAGCCAGCGCCCACTCAGGAAGCACCATCCAGCGACCGGTTTTCGGAACGTCCTGCTCGGACAGGACCGCATCGCAGTAAACGATGTAGTCAAGGATGTTGCTCTTGGTCAGGGCAACCGGAGTGCCAGTAACGCCCATGTTGTAGGAACCGGAAACCTTACCAGCGGTCAAACCGGTATTCAGCGTATCCGCGTCGGCGTAGAACGATCCCAGGATGGACCGGTCGATGGAGAGGGCGAGCTGTTCGCCGCCATCGGCAGACCACTCTTCAAGCGCCTGGATGTCGTTCTGGAGCCGGTCGATGTCGTCAATCTGTACCGAGTAGACCTTGGCCTTGTCGATAAGCAGTTCAACGGTATCGGATTCGGGAGTCTGACGGATCGTGTCAAGGTCCATGCCCTTGACATAATCATCGACAACCACGGTCGGACGGGTGCGGATGATAACCTTATCACCGACCTTGCTGATCTCGCCCTCATAGTCCCTGTTGGCAATCTCGCCAAAGACGGTTGCCGAATAGAACTTAATCAGGAGCTTCTTCGCATAAATTTGGGGGGTGTACTGACTCTGACCTTGCGAACCGAGATCAGGGTACCCAGGAACTCTTCCTACCATATTGGTATCTCCTTAAAGATTACCCGCGAATCCTCCCCTCCTGGTTTGCTATAAGGATGTCGTTTTCGATCCTTGCCGCTTCCTGTTCCTTCCCGTTGTACCTGCCAAGCTCAAGATCCTTGTAGAAGGCGTTAACTTCCGCCATCGTATAGGTTTTCTTGCCGCCTTGCGGGGCAGGCCCAGGATCGCCGCCGCCTCTTTTTGCGGGCGTTGCGAGGGCATCAGGTGTCGGCTGGACTTCCTTTGGAGTCTCAGGAGTTGAGGTCGGGTTAATTGTTTTTGAATAGGTGTTGAAAATCTTGGCTGTTCTCTCCGCGTCACCGGATTCAAACGCACTGGCAAGCAGGGCTTGAAACGGAATCCCGGTGAACTCTTCCGGGGTGGCAAGGAAAGCGAAGAAACCTGGATCGGTGTTCAATACTCTCCAGTCCGGGGCAACCCTATCAAGGTGCCCATAGAACTTTTCCTTTGCCGTTTGAGCGGTGGCTGTCTCCACCTTGGAGACCTTTTCCTCGACCTTCTGAACTCTCGCCTGAACAAGTCGGTCAAGAGCATCGGTCAGGTCGGACCCGTATGTTTCGTAGAGTCCAGCAAGCGCCTCTTCAACTGATGCAGGGTTTTTAGCAGGGGGATCTTCCTTCTTCCCGGCCTGCGCTGACTCCTGTACCTGTTGCATGAGCGCGTTAACTTGCTCGACAAGACGCGGAACCTCGGCGTTGTACTTCCCCTGCATCACCTCGAAGCGTTGACGCCAGTATTCCGGGGTCTCGGTTTTCGGTGGGTCAGTGGGGTTCGGCGCAGGATCGGCAGGCATCGGGTCCGCATTTCCTCCGGTCGGATCGGGATTCGCGGGAGCCGGGTCGATACCGGGGTTCCCACCGTCTGCCGGGGTAGGGTCTGCGGGCGTTGCACTCTTTCCCATCATTGCGGCGATTTCAGCTTCGGCCCTTGCTACGGGGTCCATAAATCCTTCTTTCTTCATTTGTTACCTCTAGTTGGAGCCGCTATTCGCGGGATTCCGTATAAACGCCGGAGCCTGTTGTCAGGGATTCCGGTCAATTTCATTGTGCATAAACTTCAACTTTATTGAGTGGCAAGGCGTTAAAAAGCCTTGCTCATATCGGGCTTGGTGGTCTTCAGTCTGAGCCTTGTCATTTCCTCGAAAGCCCCGTCGATCTTTCCGCACAGTTCGTAGATAAACTGTGAGGTTCCCTGGAGCCTGTGCATGTCAGCATCGTTGCGGCACATCCGAAGAGATTTATCGGTCTCCGCAAGCAACTTGTCCAGGTATCCGCGAAAGTACGAACCTTCCAATTCGTGTAGAGCATTAAGCTCCTTCTGGTACTCTTTGTCCTGCTCTGTCACGTTCTTACCCCTGGCTGGTTCTGGAAGGCGTTATGGTCTGTGCCACCGGCAGGATTACCGGCAGAATCAGTCTTTTGCCCCTTCTCTTGCGGGGTAACACCTTGCCATCCGAGTTGTGCCGTCTGTGCCCTGACTTGCTCCAGGATCTTGATAAGCTCGTTGCCACCAATATCCTCATAGTCGTCAATCTCAAGATTCTTGGCCGCAGTCCTGAGTAGCTTCGCCCGGAAGTCCGGTCCCATGATCTGATAATCAACCGGGTTGTTGGTAGTCCGGAGGAACTCGTTGACACGGAGCATCTTCTGTTCCCTTGCCACCAGGGCGCTTGCCCCGCGAGCAACAACCTTGGCGTCACCCTTGATGCTTTGATCGCGGTCATAAATCATGTTGTAGTCGTAGGTTCTGGTGATTACGCCAGACACCGCAACGTCAAGATGGGAAATGACCTTTTTGATCCCGCGAGCGGCATACGTCATCAGCATGGAAAGGCCGGACGATGTGTCCCCGGCTCCGCCGATATTCGTGTTGCCATGGCTCCAGCGGGGAACCCCTGTTTGCTCGTCTGCCATACGGGCGAAGTATTCAAAGACCTCCATCAGCGGGCCGGTAACGATGGTCGGCTGGTAGAACCTGACAGCCGGAGCCTCCTGCATTTGCTGATTGGTCGATTGAAATACGCGCCAAGGCCAGAGCTTTGTATTGTCGTCGCAACGGTCCATGTTCATTTCGACCAAGGGACCGGAAGCGATACCGGCATTGTTCACGATTGCGCGGGCTACGGCGTTGCATGCGTCCTGGGAGTCGGACATTAATTCCGGTATGCCCATACCCCAAAAACAGCCGGGTATCTTCTCGAATGAGGTCACGCTGTAGGGCTTGCGACCGAGCTTGTCAGGGTTGATGATCGCCCGGATAACATGGGAGCCCACTTGCCACACGTTAACTTCGTACTCAAGTTGAGGGTCAATACCATCGGTCAAGCCCCACTCAATCAGGAGCCTGCCCTGGACGCTTCCCCAAAACTCAAGAGCCTCGATCTTGCCGGTCTGGTAGATCGTGGTGGTTTCGCCATGCTCCATGTAGTAGCGTTCGGAGTCTATCGGCAGAAACTCGGTGATCTTGCCGTTCTCGTAGTCATCGAGGACCGTCCGTATCGCCTCTTCGGAGTAGCCTGGCACACCCAACATAGCGACAAGATCCGACCTGTTGAGCATGTGGCGCTCGATGATATATCCGTCATCGACACTCCGGGAGCCTGGTTGCGGGTAAATATCGAAGGGGGAAACCCGGTCGAACTCCAGCACAAACTCATCAGCGGTGCCCATGCTCCAGAACTTCGACCCCTGTACCCACTTCTGGACCTTCTTGCGCCTGACTACCGGGCCTTTCAGTATCCCGGCCTTGAGAGTCACTACATCGAAGACGAACTCTTGAAAGGCATCATGCCAACCGCCCTCGGTAAGCTGGTCGTCAATCTTGTTGGACATGCGTTCCATGCGAAGCTCGGCTTCTTCCTGTAGCTCGCGCATGGTCTCATCGGTCATGCCCTTGAGGTAGGTTTCGATCTCGCCACGAAGCGCGTTAACATCAATAAACCCTTGCATGGCGTTAATCTGATCCACCACATCCCGGAAGGTTGCCTCGGTCTTCTGCCGGATGTCCTGCTCCACATCGGGAGGCAGTTCGGAAACAGGGGTCGGGACGATTGCCCACGGTCTCTCCTGCGCCGGACTGAGCGTGTCGTGAATCCACGACTCTGCGGCCCGGCACTTCGTCAGTGTCAGGAGGGCAAAGATTTCTGACCCACCCATCTCCCTGATCGCCGCCAATTTGTCAGCTTCATAAATCCCGTACCGTTGACGCAAACTCTGCATCATCTGTTGCTCAATCGGCTGTTTGGCGGTCTTGGCGTTTTGCCAGCACCGGCTCACATACCCGGAGAGTGAAGAGATGATAGGCGGAGGCGAGGCAGGCTGTACCCTGGAAAGCCCTTCTGCCGCCAATGCGTCATTATTCCTGACCTTGACAAGTCCGAAATTACTTACACCTGGCGTTGGAGTTGGTATTGCCTGCATCATGCGGAATCCTTGAAATACAAAAAGCCCGGACCTCTAGTGAGTGTTAACACTAGAAATCCGGGCTTCATCTAGCCCCTCCTGGAAGGGGAATGGTCTAACCGGCTTATTTTGTTGGTGCCGCCCCAAGGTACTGCGCCTTGCGGGTCTTTCGACAGCGGGGTTACAGCCCGCCCCGCCTCTTTAACGGTCTATGGCGGCAAACCTATTTCAGTCTCTCCAGCTTCTCAATGTCACAAACCGCGCCATTGTTGACGTTGAAGGTGACTTTTCCTGTGAAATTGTCCCTTATAATGCCCATCTGTTTCAAGAAGTCAAGGAAACGCGATTTTGTGTCTTTGCTCAACGCGGTTGGACCCTGCACCAGTATACCTCCAAAGTATCGGGGTCAACAGCCGCAAGGATCTCGACCCGTTCGTAATTGACTGTGGCACCGTATTTTTGGACACGGAGATTCTTGCACTCCATCTTCACCGTATCCATAGGGCTTCTCGGCACATAGCTTGTGATTATCGGGAGCTCAGCCACACGCCAAATGTCACCGGTTTTGCACCTTTCCATCTCCGGGGTGTAAAACCACAACTCGTTATCATCCACCAGTTCTTCGAGCATATCAGCTTCTATTTCGCTCGGTTGGTCGGGGGGAAGCTGTCGCTCTTGCTCCTGGCAAACTATCAGGGTCATTGTTGACTTTTCGTCGAGTATGGTGTGGGGACTGTTAACATCGACACCAATAGCCCGAAGAAAACGGTATGCCTCTGACTGTGAGGGGTATTCGAGGGCGATACGTTCCGGTATGACCCATCTCCGCGTTAACTTCATCGCTTCACCATTTTACGGAAGGCAAGTTGTTTAAGAAAAGCGTCCGGCCATTCCGGGTCCGTCTTTGTGCGGGATTGGTAGACAAGAAAGTCACTATTCAGATCGAAAATGATCTTGGTCCCCATACCAAGTAACTTGTCTCCGGGCGTAAACAGGCAAGCAGACCTCAGTGATTCTTCTTTGGCAACAGTGCGCCACGCATACGGAGCGAAGGCTATGGTGTCGGGAAAATAACCCTGTTCCCTGAGTAGAAATACTTGGTCAATTATTTCACTTATCATTATGTCCACCCCTTCGGGCTCGGCATCTTCGTCTTTCCCTTTCTGCCCCGGATCTTGTTCGCCATCTGGTTTGTTCTCCAGGCTGACGGCAAGGGCAAGGTCTGCCGCAAATGCTTGCCTATGGCGAAACTCATTACCCGGTCATCGTTCCGGTTGGCGTCTGCCTCCATCCTGCCGTTGTCCTGTACCTTGAAGCTCATCATTTCTTCGATGGTTTGGGCACAACTGATACCATGCGAGTCTTCCCGGACCTCTTTAATCAGGTTGTCGATGATAAGCGGTCTGGTGGCGTTCGACGTTACCCACCCGAATCTCTTGCGCGGTTTGCCTGGGGGCTCCGGCACCATCTCCGAATAGACCTGTGGATAGTTCTCGTTGACCAGGACCGTTACGACCATGAGACCGTGGTTGTTTCTCTCCGGCGCGATCCATGCGTAGTTGTACCGCTTGCCAAGGGCTATCAGGACCAGCGCAAAAGCGTCAGGGTCGATCTTGCCATGCCATTGCGCGACCTGTTTCCCGGTACGATGGTCAATGACATCGGCGGAGGAAAAGTCACCATCCTTGAGACCTTCGGCAACGTCGGCGGAGATAATGTAAGCGCCGGTAGGCTTTGGCTCTTCGTAGACCACCAGCCGGCCATTTTCATTGGCGAGCCACTGATAGCTTGAGATAAGGCACTCGTACCTCGCCACTGGATCAGGGAGTGTGTCTTTCAAAGCAAGGAGCTTGGCATTATCGAAGACCGGACGACCGGAGCCAAGGAAGGCATGCTCCGGGCAAGCCGGGTACTCCTGATTGAAGGTGTCCTCTTTGCCGTTACATTTGTTGGCAATGATCCAGCGCCGCCATGCCATCTGCTCGTCACTGAGACCGTATTTCTCCTTGATCTTTTCCTCGTCCGGCGTTAACTCGAAGTCATGCGGTACCGGCATGGAGTAGTCAGGGAAAACGAACCAGGGGAAAAAGATCGAGGTATAGATATTGTCTGCCGGAGCGTTGGCGTTGATCTCGGTTGTGATAACCGGTTGCCCGTCTTCGTCCAGCTTGCTGATCCAGATGCGAAACCTGGCACCCCAAAAGCGGTCGTAATACTCGCCGCCGATACCCTTTGCGGTTGACTCATGGACAACCGCAGTATCGGGCTCATCAGGAACGCACTGGAGGATCGAAGTTAACAGGCTCTCGATGTTTCCTTCATCCCACTTGGCGGTCTCGGAAAGGTGAGCGTAGTGGATGGTTTGGCCGGAACCGAAGTCCTCTTTACCTGCTGTTGCAACCCGGATCGCACTGTTAAGACCCATGCCCTCCTTGGTGTTGAACTCCAGAAGACGGGTGTTGTTGTAGACCGTCTCCGGGCGTTCATCCTTGGGAGAGAAGTTATAGAAACGCTTTATCATCTTGAACAGAGTGTCGGTCGCTTCCGGCTCATGCGTGACCTGGACCGCGTACCTGTTCTTGACGCGGGACGTTCTCTGGTAGAAACGACCGGAGAAGTAGGTGGAGAAGCCGAAACGCCGGGCCTTGAGGATGACGAGTCTGACCAGGCGATGCGGCTTGATAAGTTCTTCGATGATACGGTGTAGCAGGACTTGAGGGGCGTTGAGGGCGAAGGGAACAATGGTGCCCTTCATTGTCTGGACCTTGAGTATCCGTTCCGAGAAATACGGGAAATCCTCGGTCAAGCGCAGGTGCGCCAGAAGATCAAGCAACTCTTCCTCGGATTTCCCTTCAAGCTGATCGTACAGTTCTGACATATTTCTCCGTACCGTCATCTCGACGGTGTTAACTTCGGCCCTGTCTCTCGACGGTCATGTTAACTTTGGAGCCGGATGCAGGGCTTGAACCCGCGACAGACTGCTTACAAGGCAGTTGTTCTCCCAACTGAACTAATCCGGCACAAACTTCTACGAAACCTCGGTAATCTTCTTCTGCTCGATAAGGCTTTGAATGAGCTTCATTGCTTCTGCCGGGTTTTGCTGGATCTCGGCATGGATGGAAACCTTCTGCTCAAACGTCTGCTGAGTGACTTCAACCCTCTTCGGAGCCCTTGCCCCTGGCAGGATGTCAAGAAGCGTGTTAACGCCCTTGTGTTGCGCGTGATGGTCATCGAAGTCGGCGTATTCTATTTCCTCGACCTCGATACCCTCGGACTTGGTTTTTATCTTCCTGACCGGGAGTTGCTTCTTCGCTTCGCAGAGACCCTTGACTTTGCTGACGATATAATCCGGGGTCACTCCTGCCGCCTCAAGGCTCTCCAGTAGCGCCACATTGATATTCGGGTGCTTGCTCTTGACGAACTCGCAAAGATCCTTGGCGTTGGTGCCCCGCTGGAGGTTGGCACCAGTGTACCCGGCTTCGACAACAGCCTCTTTCGGTCTCTTGCCGTCAACGATAAGAGCCTTCAAGAGCTTCGCTTCCTTGACCGGAATCGGAGCTTGAGTAACCGCACCGGCTCTTTGGCCTGGAGCCCATGGCGCTTCGGGAGGCTTAATCTTTTCGGTCTTCTTCTTGGTCATCACACAACCACGATGTCATCAAAAACGACCGGTATCAGCCGGGACATTTCTTTCAAGAGTGGGTAGGCGATCTCCTGCATCTGTGGGTGTGCCGCAGTTGACGCCCGGAGCTTAAAGAAGTGTCGCCACTCGCGTAGATTCGCGGTCATGACGATTTCCGTCTTGAGGCTGTTCGGCAGTACCGAGCGGGCCTTTTCCGGGGTCCATCCGTTATCAAGAAGTGTCTGGTATGAGTTTTCAACTTCCTCCATCATCCAGAACCACTCCGCATCAGCGGGACAGGCAAATTGCACCAAAAGGGTGTGACTGCCTTTCTCATAATTCCCAGGTGAGATGCTTGTCCACGGTGGGATCACGAAAGCCACTCCACCCTCGTAGTTGCAGTACCGGGTGCTCTCCTGGCTAAAACTCGCTATCCTGTGTCGCACAAGCTCATGGGACACGCCACGGTCACAGACGATCCGCACCGAAACCTTCTCATGCTCCAGCACCGATTCATGGCCGCGCTTGATTATCATTGCGACAAACTTCCCGGCGCTACCTTCACTGATCTTGTCCTCGGACTTGTAGCAGGTTCGCCCGGCCTGCTCGATGGAACGCAGGATCTTGACACCGTCGATCTCGTCGATGATCTTGAAACTAGGCTTTACCAGAAGCATTGCGCTTTTCCCCCCAATACATGATAAGAGCGAGAGCCGCGTAGGTGATAAGGTCGTATAGGGTGTCCTCTACACTTTCATCCTTGACCTTGAGCACAGCTTTTTTGCAGAAGTTCTTGACCCGGTGGTATTTGTCACCGATCCTGACGATAATCCCCTGCCAACCGAAATCATGAAAGTTGCTCATCGCGTCTTCGGTGCCGGAATAATCATGCCCCTTGGCGTCGGCCACCTCTAGGCAATGATCGAATATGCCGCGTAATGCCTCCATCTTTTCTTCGTGGTTCATAAACTCCTCGTTGTAGAGGCTCCACACCTGGAGCACCTATGATATGCCACCATCACGTTAACTCTTGGGTCAAGGTCGAGACGGGCAACCCAGGTATGGCCGAAAACAAAGCACAGGAACTTGTCAAATAGTTTCGTCATTTATCACCTCCGATAAATTCAGCGATACAGCCGACGATTACAGCCACAACCACCAGGGCTATGAACGTCATGCAAAATGGAATCGCCAGTAGCTCTCTGATCTTCATCATTCAATCCCCGGTTATCTCATAAGGTGGGCCGTCTGCTGGCTCTTGCCTGTTCATGCAACCGGCGCAGATCCTACCCTCTACCGGGCATCTCGAATACATGGCGCAAGGGTCGTTGTTTTCCGTGGTGTCTGTGTTCATGACAGCCCCTCGATCTCCAGTTCACACCTGGGGTTAACTTTGTCCACATCGCCGAAGCGGTAGTTGACTTCCCGCACGATCTTAAAGTTGTCGTCCGTTAACACGCCCAGGTCGATCAAGGCGTCGTCGGTAAACTTCTGGATGATCGAGCATACGTTCCCCAGGTCGAAAGCCCTCCTGGTGGAAGGAAACACGGTATAGGTGAAGCGGTATGGTGGCTCTGGTAACTTTCTGGCACCGGCAAGCGCATAGGCAAAAGCAACCTGCTCCTTGTATGCCACCTTGGCCGGGTTAAGGGTCATGTGATGCGAGTTGCGATAGACGTTGAGGTTGCAGATAAAAACCCGGTCGGCCTTGGTCTTGCGCGGCAACGTCACGCTCAATGGCAAAGTTAACTTCATTCAAACTCCATCGTGGTTAGCGCCTGATGAAGCAAGCCCGCAAATAAGTCAACGAAAGCCTCGTTATTCTTCAATTCGTGCTGTTCCGTATGGTAAAGCATCATATGGGTCAATTCATGTAGAAACGTGTGCTCGATACTCCCTTGGGTAACGGGATGATGTTCAGACGGCGGTACCAGCTTTATCCATTTCTCTTCGTAAGAGCACGTCCCATAAGAACCGGAAGCATAATAGCGGCTAGGGTCTTCAGAAACTTCGATAGTATGGCCGAGTAACTTGAACCGCTTTGGAATCTTGAACTCTGCCATCAGCACACCTTCGGGTAAAAAGCCTTTTCGAGAGACTTGACGATCTCGTTCACCAACGGCTCCAGTTCGTCCCGGTCGAACTCACCATTCGGGTCAAGGTCGAGACGGATACTGAACTTCTTTGCCTGCTGGCTCTCCGGTCTTACCGCGAGACCATGCAAGGCGAAAGCTGACTCTGCTCTAGGGGCAAGAACGATCTTGTCCATAGCGATAAGATCCAGGTCGATCAGTCTCAGGTTCATGGCCGGTAGCCGCTCTTCCAGCCGCTTCCTGACATGGATGGTAAGGTCGAACAGATTTCTTGCGGCGTCCTGGCTAACCTGATTGCTTGGAATAAAGTCTTGTAGCTGACCGAATACACTCATCGAACGAAATCTCCTTGTTATTGCCTTCCCACATAATGCAGGCTCTTTCCTGTATCCACTCTTCTCTTGCGGTCACTCCACCGGTACCAGATATGCTTTCGGCTTCTCGTCGGAGCCTTCTTCTGGAGTAACAATCTCGAACTTGTATTCGGGCACGATAGCCCCTTTGGGTACCGGTTCCAGGGAATCTTGCGCCAGAAAGATCCAGTGGCAACTTCCGAACTCTACCCGGTCGTAAGCGGGGAGTATTCTCACCAGCTCAACGCCCGGCGCAAAACTCAACCCGGCAACTTCGATAAGAAATTCGTTTTCGACCAGGACTCTACCTATCCTGCGTTCGGCCATTGCCTTACTCATAAAGACCTCCGCAACCGCTGAACCCGCAGTTACGACAAAGGCACCCGGTTAAGGGTGCCCCGCATCGAGGGCACTCAGTCTCCCTCTTCTTGTTGTTTTCTGAGTTAACCTGGGACATTCGGTTTACCGGTTACACCTGCCTCAGTCGGCCTTGGTGCCTGGCAGGCATCGCAAGCAGGGTTACACGGATCATCGCAAAGGGTTTTGCAACCTTCTTTGTCGAGGGAATCGAACAGTGCGTCAGCGGCTTCGAGCAGGTCTTCCGCCAACCCTTTCACCTCTACCGCTTCTTTCCTGGCCTTGTCGCAACCCCAACAGATAAAGTGCGGAATGACGGTGTATTCTTTGTGCTCTATAAAGCTCGGTAGATATGCGGGTCTCAGCCCATGTTTCATGATAGTAGGCTCAAGCTCTCTGGCTTTCGTCTTTTCGACCATACAGCCGCAGTCAGTACAGGTCACGATTTCAACCCGACTGCCCTTGAGCTTTTCGATGCTTTTTTGCAGACAAAAAATTTCTTCCCACAAGTTGCTCACTATGGCGTCATGCCGTTTCTTCGTTACAAACATCCTCTCGTCCCTCCTTTTTGTAGTTACAGCAATACGAATGAAATTCCCGGCACTCCAGGCCGGAGTCGTCACAAAAAGCCACTGTCAGATCAGAACAGCCCATGCAGGGCGGGTAGTCATCGGGTGGGCATTTCTCCCTCATGTGTTCCCGGTATTCCCCGGCCATGGCCTTTATCTGTACCAGCAAGCCTTTCCGGTCTTGGCTCTCCATGAGCCATTTCACCGATCTCGACTTTATATCGCCTCTTGCGAGACCTTTTGAATCCCTGACTCTGCCGAGTTCTTCCCACGCCTTGCGGTCAGAACCAAACGGCTTTTGTCCGTTCCCTGCCCGCCTGCACAACCGGCAGGCAAAAGACCTCCCGGAGCGTAGCGACTGACCGAGCAATATTTCTTCCTCACCACATTCGCACCGTACCCGCCATGCGCTGTGGTGAGAGCCCTGCCCATATTTGCGGTTCGGCTCTCTCGCTACGACCGTCCATTTCCCGAATTTCTCACCTATCATCTGTCACGTTAACACCTTGATAGAATTAGCCGCCCGAACAGGAAGCCCGGAAAGTTCCGGTTATAAAAAGGGAAACATAAACTTGTCCCAGGTCATTCGCGGCACTAACGTCCGCGTTGCACCCTTTGGCCTTGCCTACTTGCTTCCTTACTCAGATTGAGACTTGATGCCTTGATCTCTTGAGCCTTGCGCCCTTGAAACAGACTCGCGGTGTGGAGTCTATTTGGAATGAGACGGAATCGAACCGTACACACTGATTAAGAGTCAGTTGCTCGCCATGAGCTTCTCTAGTCTGAGTTCGCAATAACGCTTGCGATAGCGCCCTTTTTCGTCCGGTTTTGTATCTCTGCGCGTCGGCTATTCGTCCAGCCTTAACAAGTAGTCCCTTGCAAGTTCTACTCGATAAGGTCTGTCACAGCGTTAACAACCTCCAGAGTCGCGTCGATAAGGTGAGGTTCACTCCGGTACTCGTCGAGCTTCTGGTCCCTGGCAAGCGGGTCGTAATAGCGGCGGATCTTCACTTCCTTGAGCTGGCCGGTTGACTGAGTGATGGTGCCTTCCTTCAAGCCCCGGTCAGTCAGCTTCGCCCAGGCAGAATAATCAGACTGCGCCAGGTCTCTCCGGCGATGAATCCACTCGGCAATGCTCTTCGTCACCGGCTTGTCGCAAATGGTGATCGTCACATCGGTGAGGAGATTCGTCTTCTGGATGGCGATGCGGAGACGCAGGATCTCTTTCATGATGTCACTGTGCGCCTGGAGCCATTCGGCAACCTGGAGTTTCTGGTTCTCGTACAGAGGAGTCTCGAAGTCCAGGTCAGCACTATGAGCGCCGATCTTCCCTCTCAAGTCTTCTGCCTTCCGCTGGAGATCCTTGATCTTCTTCATTCCCTCGATAATCTTCATTGGTCCCTCCGACCTTCAACCTTGTTGTTGACGCCATTCTACATAGTTGAAAGAGAGAATCAACTTAAATATTTCTAACGATACTTTTTTTGGCTACGGAAAATAGGCAGGGGCAAATTTCTAGGGGAGGTACTTTTTAAGAAACAGGGGGGGCATAAAAGGAGCGACCCCCAACGACTGCAATCGAAGGGGGTCTGTGGAAAGGAGGACTACGGACCATGGAGCGGAGAACACGCATGACGGGGAGGACTATAACCTAGTTGAATTGTGGTGTCAAGTTTGTTGCATGGGACTTTTCCCGATGGACAGTTCGACTTTACTTCCTGAACATTACGCCCTTCAAGGTAGCATGCTCGGTTTCTATCTTGTCCACAAGGTCTCTCAAGGCTCCGGCCTTCAGAATATCATCGTAGATATGTTCATAACGGCTATGCCCAGGCAACACCGCTTCATTTGCAGGCCGTGACCGGTACGAATACATTGCCCCTAGTTCCTCGGAAAACTTACCAGCATCATTAATGTCATTCGCAATAGTGGTCGCAACCTTCCTCGCCTCTTCGTCCTTCAAGGCATTGGCCTTTTCCTGTAAAACGAGAGCACTCTTGCACGTTTTCTCGCTGACCGACTTGCACTTTTCGACCAGGGAGATTGCCTCATAATCCTTGACGTTACGATCTGTTGCCTTCACCAGTGCAGTTAAGTCCTGCATGGTGGGTGCGTATTCGGTCTCAAACTCCGTAAACCTGTCTTTATCGCCGGTGCAACCTACCAGGGAGAGAAGAAACACTAAAACAAAGAGCCTTTTCATAGGAACCTCCGCAGTCTTGATGCCCCACATTATCCACGCGAGTTAACGTCTGTCAACGATTTTTCGAGACTTGGAAAACGGGGATCTCCGAAATTTTGGGACTCCGGTTTTTAGGAAGACCCTGGGGGTTTGAAAATTGAGGAGTTAATGGGGAAGTAGGGGACTCCCGCGCGTTCGCGGGGGTGGGGTGTTCAGCGGGGGTATGGGGGTGGTCCGGGGCACCTGGCTGGCACCGAAGGAAGTAACGCGGCAAAGGGAGGGCCGAGGGAGGGGGATAGATGGGTAAAGGTTTGACCAACCATTGCCCTTCGGTTGGAAACGTAGATACAT